CTACTCGCAACCCGGAGGCTTCCCGGCCCCCTTTATCACCTGGTGACCAAGCGGGTTATCTGGCTCGTACTTTCCTAACAGACCTATAGCCCAGGCCTCCTCGTGCTCCATCAGCGCCCAGTCGCGGGCCGCGTCGGCAAGCTCAAGCATGTCTCCCATATCCTCGAAGGAAACCTCTGACCGGCGATAGCATTCGTAGGCCATCTGCCTGAGCACGGCCACACGCGCCTCTGGATCTGTGATCAGTGGCTCGCGGTCATCGAGTGCGGTTACCCAGTATGACGGGTACGGAATCGGCATGGATAATACTGTACGTAAAACCAGTATCGTATAGATCGTCATGACCTCAGACAATCACCGGTCAGCGGTGCGATCTCATGCCGTCCATGATCGACTCGCACGCCAGCCCGGCTATTCGGCTTCGCTCAAGCGCTGCTGCGCAGCTCCCCGCCATTCGGTCAGACTCTTCAAGCAATCCCCCGAGCACCACGACGGCAGAGGCTCCTGCCTGGCGGTGCTGGGCAGCGATGGTGTCGCAGGTGGCTCCGTGCCCGGCCCGCAGTCGGGAGATTTCACCCCGCAGCCCGCCAGCAGCAGACTCAGCAGCAGCGGTGCGGCCCTGGGCCAGTTCCAGTTGTTGTCGTGCACTCTCGCCCTCCTCGTCCGCCATGGATTGGCGGCGCTGTTCTTCTGTTCTGGCCTGGGCGGCGGCCCGGCGGTCTCGCTCGGATACCTCCAGGCGGTAGTCGGCCAAGGCCTTTTCGGACTGGGCAGCCTCAACCCTGGCATCGGCCGCATCGCCATCGGCAATCACGACCCGATACTGCTGGCCGCCGGCGACCAGCACCACGGCGATCAGCCACCAGCACCAGCCCGGCACCGCGTCCAGCCAGTTCATGCCAGCGCCCGCCGAACGCCTTCATCGATGATCGCCGCCGAGTACGGATTACCGCCGTTCTCGTGGATGATGATGCTGACCACCATGCCCCGCAGCGTGGCCTGGTCCTTGATGTTGATCGGGTCGGTGGCACGCACGCCCAGGCGTTTCGCTACCGCCCCGGCGTAGGCCTGGGTGTCGTTCTCGTTGCTCGGCGCCCAGCGGTTGATAGTCTCGAGCACGGTGTCGATGCCCTTCCCGCCCACGCCCGGCATCCCATCCTTGCCTCGGTAATTGATCAGCAGCTTGCCCAGGGCGCGGATGCCGTTCTCGGGCGTGTCGAAGATGGCGAACCGGCCGCCAGGCTCCTTGCCGATCTGGCCCTGCCAGTCGTTGCGCGGATTGAAATCGATGTTGCCGGGGTTCCGATTGCGGACGCCGCGGGGTGTGGTCATAGGTTTTCTCCAGGCGAAAAAAAGCCCGCACTTGGCGGGCTACGATTTGAAAGATGCGGTTCAGGGAATGATCATCGCCATCAAGTGACCGGTGTTTACCAACTGAATCGGACCACCGTGGTTCACCAGGTTGGCGTTGCTCATGTTGCGCACGCTGATACCGCTATTGCCTTCCACCCCAGGCCCCTCAATTAGGCTGGTAGGCACGTAGGCGCTTCCGGTATCCAGAGCCACTTGGATGCTGTCGTCGTAGGCCTTCTTCCAGGTTGTGTCGCCCGGGCTTGCCTGCCCGTACACATTCAGCCTGGGCGAAGTCAGCACAATCACCTCCCCCCCTTGAGCCTTGAAGGCCTCGATGATGGTTTTGTGTGAGCTGTACCAGTAGCTAGCCCCAAGGCCGTTGGCGAACGCCAGGACCATCAAATCACCATTGTCTGCAATCATGGCGTTGAGACGGTCAGGGTAGGCACCGTTCATCACGCCGTTGGTGATACTGTTCGAAGAATTGGTGCCGCCCACCCCCCAGTTTCGATACTCCACATCTGCGCCCCACCGTTCCCGCATGGCCTCGATCAGCTTCCACATGAAACCGAACTTCACATGATCCGATCGCGTCGACCATGCAAAGTCGGGGTCCGTGTTGTCGTAGGTCGGATACTTGGCCCGGGTATCAGCCGGAATCCTGTCGAAGAATGTGGCCAGATCTCGGTTTTCGTTTGGCACGAGTGGGGAAAGATTGCCGAGCCCCATATCTACCGAGCTTGAGCCATATCCGATCAGGCGGATTTTCTGCCCGGTACGCAGCTTGGCGAGAGTCTTCGGAAGAACAGACCTGCAGTACGCTAACCAGTCTTCATACGCCTGGGAAGCCAGCTGGTCACGAAGCCCACGGAAGCGCCATGTCTGCATGATATCGATGCCAGCTGGGTACACATAGATCTCGTTGAGAGCGATGTTTCCTTCCGGCAAAAGGGGCTTGTATTCCTCAGGGTCAATGGCCCGACCAGTGCCCTTGGTCAGTACGATGGCGCTATCGGAAGGGTTCAGCGACACAAGGTCATATCGGTGAAGGTGTCCGGTATAGCTGATGGTGCACGGAACGTTGGCTATATCGAGCAGACCGTAGATGTAGCAGGTGTTTGGCTTCACTGCATAATCAACGCCTTCAGTGAGTACCACCCCATCAGAAACTCGCTTGACGACGCGCGCGGACGAATACTGATGTGGCAGGCGCGAACCGGGCGCCAGGCCTCCGCTGGGCGCTGCGATCAAGGTGAACGGTAAATCCGTCACCGCCTCAGTCGCAGGAGCGTCCACCGCAAGGCTTTGTTGCAGGGTATTGATCGGCGACCCCATGCGGCTCAGGTTATACGCTTGGATTGCTGCGGTGAATCCGAGAGTGGAGACCGTATCCTCGATAGCTCCTGTCACCTTGAGCGCGCCGGAATAGTTCTTGTTCGAGTCGGACTGCCTATCCTCCAGCTCGCTCAGCCGCTTGTCCAGCATTACATCCTGCGCACTTACGCCCGGGGTGTTGACCTCTTTGACGAACCAGCGCAGGCCCTTGATGCGGAAGCTGTTGGCATTGGCAGAAACTGAGCTCCCGGTGTAGCTCACAACCGGGCCGAACGTAACAGCGTTCGCTGCGACGACATACTCAACCACCCTTACATAGTGAGTGCCGGTGAAGCTCTCGCTGATGAGGGTGCCAGCATTACCGACGCCTTCGACGTAGACCCCTCGGTCTGTGCGCAGCTGTTTCTCAGCCTGGAAAGTCGCGCTAACCTCCGCCTCGAGCGTCATCCTTATCGTTTTTCCGACGATTTCCGCCAACGTGGCTGAGTCGAAAGGAATCATGATCCGGTTGTAGACCCCGGCTCCCGATTTGCCGGCGGGTATATCGAAGCCGACGATAATACCGTTCTCGTAGGCCAACACTGCGCCGTTAACGTCGGCACCACCCGTCACGACCGTTTTCTTCATGACATCGCCAGATGTGATTCTCAGGGGGTCAATAGCAACCTTAGAAGAATCAGAGAACCTGGCGTCAAATGCAACGTCTGCCGCACGCTTCAGGCCGGCACCGCTTAAGACGGACCACGTCAGGGATTTGAACTGAAGCTGAACAGCGGATGCTTGAATGGGGGAAGATCCGTGCACAGCAAGGCTTACAGCCCATTGGGTGTCGGTCGCGTCAACGATGTAATCCACAACCTTGGTGAGGGTCGTACCCTCCTGGCGGATATCAACCAGCGTCGCAGTAACCTCGGATGTACCTGTGGCAGAGCCGCGGGCAGCACGCATACCTGCGCTCAGCACGAAGTCAACGAGGTTGATCGCCTGATCAGTGACCGTGTAGACCGATGTGAGACGGATGGTCGATCCTGCCAGGGCTTTTACCTGATCAGCGTCCGGTCGCAGCACATTGTAGAACTGGGAGTTGCCGCCAGCAGATCCAGAGGGGATTTGGATGCCGGCGATATTCGGGGCGATCGCGCCCGCAGGCAGAGAGGTTGCACCGTTGGACAATACGGCAAAGCCGGTGGTGGTTGTGGCCGGCTCCCATTTCCAAGACAGGCCAGCCGAGGCGTTCACCTCATCGAACGCCTTGGAGCGCTCGAGGTTGGCGTTGTTGTAGGGTGTCAGCCTAGCAGCGACGGACACGATGCCGTACGCAACACGATCGATAACGACGCGACTATCAGATAGAGCCGCCGGGCCGGACGCCAAGCTAAGCAACACGCCGATTTGTGAATCCTGGGCAGTTACGGTGTATTCCACAACTCGACGATAGAGCCCGTTATCGTAACTCTCAGCGACAACTCGACCGACGTTGGTGGCCACGCCCGAACGGGTAACCTGAAATGCCCTGTCGGTTCTGAATTTGATGCCGGCCCCGAAATCACCCGTATAGCGACCGGTCACTACGACCTGAATAGTGGTCCCTACCAGGCTCACCGGGTTCACGCTTGCGGTAGGAAGCATGGCCAGAATGTAGCTCACGACCCCAACACTGCCGGCTTGAACATTGATGCCCACTGGACGGTTCGAGCGGCGCACCAGCGTTCCGCCATTGGTCGCCTCGCCAGACCATGAAGCCACGTTCGCAAGATCGGAGACAGGACTCGCGGAAGTGGCCGCAAGCTCTGCGGCTGTCAGCTGGATCGTCTGAACTGGCTGGTTCTGGAAGTAAACCCAAACCTTGGTATTGTTGTTCCAGTAGTACCAGCCATTTTTGGATTGGTCAGGGTCCGCATCAACCACGCCGACCACGCCATCGCGGGTCTGGGGCATCGCAACGAGTTGCGCATAGGTGCTGGCATGCTTGTTGTTGAGATCGTCGCCAAGGTTGGCGGCGGTCTCCTCCATCTGGGAGATGGCAGCAGCCGCTGTCGAATTGACCGCCTCCTGTGCAGCTTCGACAGTTGGATCAATCTGGGCTTTCGCATCGATAACCAGGTTGTGGTAGGCCTGCCACGTGTATCGCTGACGTCCAAATCTATCTGTAAACGTTTCTTCCAGACTGACCATACCCTCATCAAATCCGATGGCGTTGTCGTTTAGATCGCGCGGGTCATTGCTGGGAGCCGGGTTATTGGTGTTGTAGCGCATGGGATCTCCGGGCAAAAAAAGGCCCGCACTGGGCGGGCTTGCTCGACAGGGTCCGGTCAGACCGGCGGGAGTTGATCGTCATAGGTATAAACGCGGGCGTCGTAGGGCATGCCCTTCATCGCCGTGTTGCCGTTGGCCGGGTCGGAACTGGTGACCAGAACCGGGTAAGCCCAGCGTGAGGCCGGACCGAACAGGATGTGCGGCGGCTCAAGCGGGCCATCAACCTCCGGCGTGAAGTCGAGAGCGTCGACCCGCACCGTGTACTGGTCCACCTGCGTGGCAGTCCATGGCCCGGATAGCGTGCCGTCCAGCTTGCGCACACCGATCCGGTGCTCGCCGCCGGCGCTGAAGTCCAGCGGCTCCGATGAGGTCAGCAGCGTTCCCGACCCGGTAACCTCGAAGGCCAGCAGAATCGCGCTCTGGCACCGCTTTGGCGCGTCATCAGCAACGGCCGCGAAGCTCAGGTAGCCGCTGTTGCTGCCGTCCATCTCGGTTTCCCAGGTATAGATGTCGGTCCGGAACTTCTGATGGCCACGCCGGCGCATGCCGACCCTCCAGGCCCTGGTCCTGTCGCTGACGCCCGGCATCTTGATCTTCTCGACCTTGGTACCCAAGTCACCGGGCCAACGGCACTCGACCGTCTCCCACGCCCAGGTGGTGCGAGAGAAGAACTCCACATCCACCCCGTCGAAGTCGTTGATCGACGGCATGGCGCCGCTGATCTTCAGCATCTTGGTCATGTTCTGTGGTGAGTAGGTCTGCGTCTTTGGGCCGTAGCTCACATCGAACGCAGCGCGGGCACTGTCACGAACCGGGCGCAGCAGGCCCCGGAAAGTCACAAGTTCCGCGAAGCCGCAGGCCAGAGCGTTGTTCACCATGTCCTTGACAGTGATCGTCGAATCCAACGTCTCATCGTAGGTGTCGCCCCTGGCCACGCATAGATTATGGAATGCATGCCACTCCGGAAGATCGAGGTCGTCATTGGTGTAGCCTCGCTGCTTCAGCTGGTGGATGCACCATGGGGCGATATCCCGTGTCGGGCCCTTGCTTGCGTCCATCAATGGGATAATGCAGGTGGCCTCCACATTGACCTGGCTTTCAGACTGGGCTGATAACCTATCCCCTCCCCTGATGTTGCAAGTCATCACAGTCAGGCCGGGATAGCTTGTTGGAGAGTTCAGCATGCGCCCACGCAGGTCTGTCCAAGTAGCGTCATCCCGGGCTTCATCGTTGATTCTGCCAGGACGATCTTTGTACAGCTTCCGCACGCGAGCCTCGGGCCTCATGGCATAGGGAAGAAAAATCCGCTCGGTGAAGCCTTGGGCATCGAGCGATCCGCCAAATTTCTCAAGCTCAATAACCGTCCAGGCCCCTGCAACATCCATGTCGCGGTACTCGAACACGTAGTAGGTCGGAATCTCGTATATCTGCCCTTCCCGGCCGATACCAGCCAGGCCATTGGCGTAGGTGACCGTCCACTCCAGCTCGGTGACCTTCTCGCTTTCAGGGCAGCAGGCGAACGGGCCGCGGTATCCGCCCTGCAGGTTAGAAGCGTCCAGCGTGACCAGGCCGTTGACCGTCTGCATGTTGTTGAAGCCAGGCCAGCCTGCATCGGTCGAGCCCGACGAGGTAAGCCGGTCCACCTCGATGAGGCTGGTGCTGAAGGCTGTGATCCGATACCGGAGCCCGCGCGGGCCGATGGTAGCCAGGCCCTGACCCAGCGCAAGCCCAACCACAGGCGCGCCGCCGTCGTAGTCCAACGTCATTTCAGCTGGCTGCTCAGGGATTGCGCTGGTCGTGGCCGCCCCTGTCGATCCCGCGGGAGAAGATCCCAGGATGGTGGATGCACCGGTCGCAGTGATGGCTTGGCCAGCAAACGGGGTCAGCTCGACGAAGCGCAGGCGCCCGCTGCTTTGCTGTGCCTGGAATGGCTTGCCGCTGAGCTGGGTGTTCAGTTCAGAAACCAAGCCGGTGAGGTCGGTGGTCGCCGTATTGAGCGTAATCGAGTACGAAGAACCGCCACGAACCAGGCTGAAAGTCAGTGGCGTTGCGTTGAAGTCATACCGAGTTGGCGCGGCCGATCCGGTCAGCGTGGACGCGGTACCAGGGTTTGCCGGAACGCCTGGGCTGTATGGCGTGTAGCTGTTCACCACGTACAGGCCAGCGTTTGCCCCAGCAACCTCGATTGACATGCCGACCGTGGGGTTCAGCATTTCCAGCGGGCCACGGATGATGTCGCGCCCGGCGCCGCCGTCGATCACCGTGTAGGTGTATGGCGAAAGCACGCGGATGATGATCCCGTTCGACCAGTCGGCCGGGAACTGGCCTGAGCCGGCCGGCACGCTGATGGTGTCGCCAACGAACTGGTAGGCGGAGGCCGTGGCCGAACGGGTTAGCTCGGTAGCCATCGTCAGCTCCAGGCCGGCCGAACCGCTCGAGCTTGCCCCCACCTCTGGCACATTGAACCAGTTGATGTGGGCCGGATCTGCCGAAAGGTCAGCGCCTGGCGGGTAGATCGTGAACGAAGCGTCGGCGCCCAAGGAAATCAACGGGGTTTCGCCCACCTTCACCTTGGTCAATGGAACTTCGTATTCGCCCTCACCGATGTACAGCAGCATTTCAACGCGCTGGTCACGCGGCGCTACGTGATATCGGCGCGGCTGGGTCAGATACGACGGGTAGACCCGCTGATGGCCGGCGATCTGGCGCACCGGCTCGCCAAGCTTGACCTTGTTGCCCTTGGCGCTGGCCTCTGTCAGCGGGTCGCCCTGCTGCGTGCCGGCGCTGGATGGCATGCCGGGCATCTTGGGCATGATCGACTTCAGCACCGCCTTGGCGCCCTTGAACAGGGCGAAGGTGATGGAAAACGGGTCGGTGCCCTTTGGCTCCCGGTAGATCTGAAGCAGGTCGGAAGGCTTGAACTTCACCTTGTGCCACAGGTGCTGCTCGATCACCTCGTCATTGAGCACTACGCTTATAGGCGGGCTTTCCCGGCGTTCGTACGACGGAGCGAGCGACTTCAGCCACTCCTCGATCGACATGCGGCGGTCGGTCTTCCAGGTGCCCAGCGGCGCCGTGTTGCTCAGCTTGTTCGGGTAAAATTCGATCATCGGTAATACACCACCCTTGGGTGAGCGGCTTCGAACTCGCCAGTCGTCCGGAGGCAGGCGCCGCCGGGGTTTGTGTCCAGCACCTTCAGGCGCCCTTCGCTTTCCACCACCACGCCCACATGCAGGCACAGCGCTCCGCGGAACACGGCTGCAATGGCGCCAGGCTCCGGAGAGCACTCCTCCATACCCTGGCGCAGGTCGTGATAGGCGACGGTGTTGGCCCTGAGCTTGTTCTTGCCCACGGCGCCCAAGCTGGGCAGGAGCGGCAGGCCGAAGACCTGGTGGCGCACAGCGATGCACAGCCCCCAGCAATCGAAGGCAATAGGCCCCCGTGCACCCTCGCGATACGGGGCGCGCATGAATTTCTCGATCATGATCAGATGTACTTCAGGCCAGGTGCCAAGGTGGTGGTCAGGACGGTGCGCAGACCGTTGGTGTTGAGCAAGTCGAAGAAGCCGGCGGTGAGCTGGGCGATATCGGTGTCGGTGTCGTACTCACGGCTGAGTAGCGTCATCCGGTACCGCTCCTGTGGGAACGAAAGGTCTTCAGCCAAATACCTGCGAATAGTGATGATGAATCGCTTTCCGCCCTCTTTGCTGGCCTCGATTACCTCTTGCACCTCGCCGGTCACGTTATCCAGGCCCATGACGATGTTCTGGAATCCGCTGTTGTCGTTCTTCGGCAGGGCATAGTCCATGGCCATAGCCGTGAATGTCAGCGTCCTCCCATCTTCCGTCGTGCAGGTGCGATCTTCGTACCCAGCGCAGTAAAGATGGGAGACATCGCTCCCAAGCTCCCTGCCCTCGACGGTATCCACCAGTTCGCCCCGACCCGAGGCATAACACTCCTCAATCATGCTCATGGCTCAGGCCACTCCACGTTGATCGCCACGTCGATGATGTTTTTGTTGAGCCAGTACTGCGGGAACAGCTCCCAGCCGTCCGGGATCAGTGGGCGCTCCTTCAACTGCACCACCGCCGAGTACCGCCACCGGGTGATCTGTGTCAGGTCGGGCCCTGCAGGGATGCTCTTGAAGTGGGCCTGGTAGGTCGTGAAACCAGCTGGCGTCTGCAGCTGGATCTCGAACCACTCCATCCCGTTGTTGATGGTCCGCGCGTACCAGGCCTCGAAAATGCCTGCCTCGGCCTGGCTGAAGTTGAAGTTGAACCGCACTTCGGTCGGGACGTAGCGGTGTCGAATCCGGTACCGAGACCGGCCGGTGACCATCGGCGTAGCCCGCATCGGATCAACCGTGCTCAGGCCATACCCCTCCTGCAGAGGAAGTGGCAATTCTGCCGGGTATTGAATCATTGCCATTCCTCAGCTGAGGTTCGTTTAGGTGAGAGGGCTGAGGCCCAGCGCTTCTTCAATGCGGGCAAGGCGCCGCTGCAGCAGAAGCTCTTTCTCGTCGGGCTGAGAGGGCTCAGGGTCGGGCACAGTGGCGCCCGGCCCGTTCTCGGCCTCTTCGGTTTCGGTAGTCATAAACTGCTCTCAGATTGGGCTTGGAGAGACTGTGGTATGAGCTGAACAGCGCCCATAAAAAAGCCCCGCTTTAACGGGGCTTCTGCTTACTCCTTGGCCATCAACTGTCCAAGGCTGTATCCGGTGATTTGGCTGATTCGCCCGCGCCATGCAGGACCATTATGCTTTGACGATGGGATCTGTCCGGACGGGCTCCAGAACTTCGCATCAAGCAGATGAATGAATGCCGTGTTATGCGCTGGGCTATCGGAGGGCTCGTAGTAAGAGCCTCCCATCTCACGGAAGAATTTCCGCGTGGCGTCTTTGCCTTCTTCTTTGACGCCTTTCACAATTTCCTCTGTGTAGGCGTCAAAGAACTTACTACCGGAAACAAGCATGCCGGAAATCAGGCCTCCACCAACCCAAAGGGTTATAGGGATAGTGAAATCCTGCGTGCGGTTGGCATGAGTCACCAGGTGCTGCAGCAGCCAATCCCGGTCAATGTTGTCCGAAATTGGCTCTAGAGGGGCAAGCTTTGAAGATTCCTGTTCCATGTGAAAACCTCAATGAAGGATTTTCCAGTCTAACCATCTGAAATGGCCATATGCCACTCAGAAATAATCAGTATGGATTCCTCTTCCATCCATATGCTGCCTCACCCGCATCCACCACACTGCCGACGCCAGTAGCGAGCTGCTGGGCAACCTCATCAACGGCAGCTTTGATGATGATGTCCGTGTCCCCATTAGGGCGTTGGCGTGTCTCCACCTGGCTGTTGGTGTAGTTGTGGACGTTGATGTTCTGCTGGAATCCAGCCGCGCTGGTGGTTCCGGGTTGGCCTTGGGAGCCGCCGGTCATGCGTGCCGAGGTGATCGGCGTGACGTTGCCAGTACGCAGGGCCTCGACCGCAGAGACACCGCCAAAGCGGCGGATGTCAGCCTGGGACCAGACCACCTCGCCCTTGTGCACCACGCCGGCCGGCTCATACTTGCCGCCAGGGCCCGTGTAGCCACCCTCGGCGAACCCGCCGCTTATGCCTCTGATCAGCGCATAGGCAGCTACAAGTGCGGTTCCGCCCACGACTGCAGCGGCCCCGAACGAACCAATCGACGCAACCAGGGCTGCGGGCGCCCAGGACGCCAAAGTTTCAATCGCCGCAGATACGTTGGCAGCAAGAGTTGTCGCGATAGTCGAGAGCGCGGACTTCTCAGCGATGCCATCGGCAGCAACCTTGGCAGTAGCCTTGATTCCCTCCGCAGCAACCGTTTTGGTCGTCTCAGCATCGATACCGGCAAGCTTGAGGGCCTGCATGACCAGGAAGCGGGCTGTAATGTCTGCGAAGGCACTGAGCATCGAGTTGGCGATGGTTCCAGCCAGGTTGCCGAAGGCATCGCCCAGGCTTTCCGTGCCTTTGATGATCCCTTGAATGCTGCCCGAGATAGACGAGGTGGTGTCGCCCAAAATCGACTCAGTCGCCGACCTGGCCTGCTCGTTGTAGTTGGTGGCGATATCGACATAGTTCTGCCACGACTCGGAAACCCCGATCAGCCACTCGCTACGCATTGCATCCTGCGCTGCGTAGTAGTTCTGCTGATCGACCATCCGCGTGGCCAGGGCCGCACGCAGAGCATCCGTCTCACCCTTGTAGAGGTCGGTGTCCGCCGCGGTCGGATTGTCGATCTTGTTGTAGTCGTGGGTCAGCTTGTCCAGTTGCTTCTGGTAGTCTTGGCGGATTTTCAGATCTTCTTGGAGGCGCGCGCGCAACCTATCGCTCTGCCCTGCTCCGGCCAACTCAGTGGCCTGGCCCTCCCGAGACAGTTCAAGCTGGGACTGCAGGTTTTCAGTGAAAGCCTTCAGTTTGGCCTCGTTCTCGAAGCGCTCCTTGGTCAGTTCGTTCGCCTTCTCCAGTGCAGCGTTTTGCTTTTGCTGCGCCAGGTTCAGCTCAGCCATCGCGAGGATCTGCTTCTGCGAGGTGGTGAGGGTCTTTTTCTCCTTGAGGTTGGCGATCTCGGTTTCGAGTTCGATCAGCTTCTTGGCTTCGGTGCCCAGCGCCTTGCCGCCACTACCTTGAAGTTGAATTTCCTTACTCTGCTGCTGGAGTACTGCGTAACGCTGGCGGGCGTCATCCAGAAGCTTCTGCCCGGCATTCTCCAGAACCTTCGCATCCTTAAGGGCGCTTTTGTTCGGGTCGGTCGTTTCATTGAGGCGGGCAATATCCTCATTGGCCTTCTGTAGCGGCGTCTTGCGGGGCAATACCTTGGGCACCTCAGGCGTACCGCCATTGGTGAGAAGACCGTAACCGCCCAGGTTCTGGCGGGGGGCGCCGGGGAACACAAGATTCCTGGCCGCCGACACCACCCGATTCATCTGCTCAAGCTGCTTGTCCGCGCTTTCCTTGGCGGCTTTGGCTGCATCCTCGTGCGACTTCTTAACCGCTGCGGCTGCATCCTCGGCGGCCTGTTGCTGGGTATACAGCGCAACCAGCTGAGCCTTGAGCGCGGCCTGCTGGACCTTGTCGTTTTCCTTTATCGCATCCTGGTATTTCTTCAGGGTGTCGATCTGCCCGGCCACCACCTCCGCTTGCTTGGTCTGCTCAGCGGTGAGGCCCATCTTGGTGGCGCGGTACTTCGCCTCAGCCTTCTCGTTGGCCCCCAGAAGGTCACGGGTCTCGGTCAGCTTGGCGATGTACTTTTCCCATTCGGCCAGCTGGGCCTTGGTCTGGCCTTGCGAACCAGCTTGGGCGGTAGAGAGCGCCGCAGTGCTCTTCGTGGCTTTGGCATTGGCGCCATCGACCTGGCTGAGTACTGATTCGAGATCCCTACCGCGCTGCGAGCTTTTCTCGTACTCGGCGGCAATGATGGACAGCGCCCTCTCCACATCAGGCGAGATATCTGCCGTCTGCTTCAGCCAATCGGTCACGCTGTCCAGGTCGCGCTTGCCAGCCTGGACCTCCTTGATCATGCCCCGGAAGTTTGCAGCCACGCCATCGTCAAGGCCTAGAACCTTCTCGGCGTCGGCGTACTTCTGGAGAGAATCGGCTGCCTCTTCGATCTTGTCCGCACGCTCGTCGAACCACTCAATCAGCTTGACGCGCTGTTGCGCCTTGCCGAGCTCGTTGAACTTCTCGGCCAGCTGGTCGACAGTGAGGCCTTGAGCGTCCAGAGCTTTGGTGGCGTCATCGGAGTTGTCTTTCATCAGGATGTAACTTGCAGCCACTGTGCCAACAAGCAGCGCAAGGCCCAACGGACCACCCAGTACGGAAAGCAGACCAGCAGAAGCAGTCCGAAGCCCAGCTTGAGCAACGCCTACTGCGGCAGTTGCCTTGGCTTCAGTCATGCGGGCCTCTGCCAGCGCGACAGAAGCAATAGTTTGTGCTGCCGTACCGCGAGCTGCCACCGCCTCACGCTCGGCGAGGATAGTGGCGGTCTGTGCTTTGATTCGATCTGCGTTGGCCGCGTTAAGAGTTGCCTCAGCCTCAGCAATTGCCGCCGTTCTGCTCGTGTAGTAAGCATATGCGAGGGTGCCGAGCTTATTGGCCAGCAGAACTGCTCCTGCTGCTGCCGATCCAGACAGGATTGCCCCCACAGTCTCCAGCGTTTTTGCGGTTGCGGAGCTTGAGTCCGTCAGTGAATCCATCGCTCCCGAGATCGAGAGAATGTTCGTGGAGATCGATTGGCTGGCTTGCGATGCCTGGTCCAGCTTTCCAATCAGCTGGGTGAACGAGTTGCCAAAGGCGGTCACGCTGTTGCCGATCGTGACCGCCGTCTTGTTGAAGAGTGCGTCTACTGCTGCCTCTTGACTCTGCAGCGCTTTTACCACTGCCTCTGCGGTGAGCAGGCCGGCCGCTCCGAGGGTCCGGAGCTCGCCAACCGTTTTCCCCATACCGGAAGCAATTGCCTGGGCTAGCGCCGGGGCCTGCTCCATTACGGAGTTGAGCTCTTCGCCGCGCAGTGTGCCCGATGCAAAGGCCTGACCAAGCTGAATAAGAGCCGCGTTCGCCGATGAGGCTGAAGCGCCAGAAACAGCTAGCGTCTTGCTGATGGTGCCGACAATACCAGCAACGCCCTCCCCAGATAGCCTTAGCTCTTTCTGGTTGGTTGCGATTCGCTGATACAGCTCTGCCGTAGCAGAAAGAGGCTGGAAGGCACTTTGAGCGATGTTAAACACTGCAGACTGTGCCGCGTTAAGCTCCCCGGATCCGTCGGTAACCAGCTTCATCCGGTTGGTCAGCGAGGAGTAAGCCTCGGCCGCATCATAAATCGACTTGGTTAGCGCGCCGCCAGCGAACAGGCCCAGCAGCGGGCCGGCCAGGCTCATCGCGGTCGAGCGCAGCGACGACATGCTGCTGTTGAGACCGCCAACGCCGGCCGCCGCATTCCGCGTGGTTACCGTCACCGATCCGCCCACACCATTTAGCGCCGCAGTTGTGCGAAGTGACGACTGCTGGAGCTCATTCATAGCCCTAGTCGCGGCCGCCAACCTTGCCTCCGCCGCCGCCGCATTTGCACCAGTTGCGGACAGGCTCCCAGACGCGCCAGAAAGCGACTGACCAGCCTTAGAACCTGATGAGCCAAGGCCGTTTAGTGCTGCCTGGGCGGCCTTAATGCTTGCTGTGGCTGCGTTAATGCTGGCAACCGACCCGGAGATGCTGTTGAACACGCCTGATAGCGCGGGACCGGTTCTCAGCCCTGCCTGGGTCAAGGCATCCAGAGCAACGCGAACCGCATTTACTTGCTGCTCGGCGGTGCGTCCGTCAACCTCAAGTTCCAGTCGTGATTTCAGCGCCATTCTTTTCTCCGGGCATAAAAAAACCCGCCGAAGCGGGTACTTGAAGGATTCTGGATTACTTCCTGATCCAGTAGGTAATTACCAGGACCGCGACAACGGCGATCAGAGCCCAAGCAACCGCTTTATGCCCCTCACGCTCACTCCTCATGTCGGAGACAAACTTTTCTGAGTCAGCTTGCGAATTGATGTGGATTCGAGCGATACCCTCCTCGGTGTAGATATTCAAAAACCTTTCCTTTTCTTCAAAGCTTAGGTCTTTCAGCAACTCACCAAGCTCGTCCTGCTGGTCGAGTTCGGCGTGCTGGATGCTCCCGCCAACCTTAGCGATAGCAAGGCGCGCCTGCTCTCGCTCAAGTACGAACTGCCGTATCTCTTGCCTGGTTGCTGTTGCTGGATTCATCGCTGACCTCCTTGTAGATGGAGGTAATCTACCATCACTGGAAAGAAGCACCAAAATCCCGCAATCGCCATCGAGATGGTTAGAATGCGCAACATCCATCAAAAGGAATTGTCATGGCCATCCGTTTCCGGAAGAGCTTTAAAATCGCACCCGGGCTACGCCTGAACGTAAGCAAAACAGGTGTCAGTGCCTCCATTGGCCGCAAAGGCGCAATGGTTAACGTTAGCAAGAGAGGAACTCGCGTGACTGCTGGCTTGCCTGGCACAGGCTTGTCAGCCTCTCATCTGTTCAAGGCCGGCGGCTCTCGCCCCAATCAAGTCGTCGAGGCGCCCACGTTCAGAGATTCGCTAGTGGGGCTGGGCCTGATTCTGCTCATCTTTGCTTTTTTCTTCATTGCGTTCAAAGCGCCATGGCTCCTAGTCGCACTGATTGGTGTTCCAGTGATCTTCCTTATGGCCCGCTCTGGGATGAGGGCGGCTGATCTCAGGCGCCAAAAGGCTGATCCCACGAAATACTGGGCCGAGCGCAGCCGAAAAATCCAGGAGGATCACAGAAACCTGCCGGATGCTTAAGGGCTGAAGGATTTGCCAACTAATCCGAGCCTTCCTCACCTTCTGCCAGAGCCAGCTCATCCAAGGCAAACATCACCTCATCGATGATCAGCCGAGGCAGTGGCAGCGGATGAACTTCAAGCCAGTCGGTGATCTCCCTGGCCGATAGGCGCAACGGCTGCACGGCAGTGGCCCCTACCAGGTATCGACGAGCGCGGGATGCATTGCGGAAGGCATTCAGCAGGCTGCTGGTGATCACGTCCTGCGCCGGCTCATCCGGAACCGCGATACGCAGCTTCTGGTAGATCAGGCTCTTCTTTACGCTTGAAGAGCCCCAGTCTCGCTCCCAGCAGAAGCGGGCTACTGCTTTCCCTTGATCTCTTCCTGCTCCTTTTTATTGTCGGCCGCGATGGTTGCTGCTCGCTTGATGACAAACACGAAGAAATCGGTATCGCCGCGCAGCATTTCGGTGGCAATGGCCTCGCTGTACTTCAGCGGGTTTCCATCCTCGTCTTGGGCGCCCTGCCAGTCCTGAAGGATGAACTGGGCCAGCAGCATGCAGTGGTTATCATGCTCGGACTTCTCGCCAGCGACCACGCCAACCGAGCCTTCGCCGAATTGGGCGTCATTTCGATCCAGGCGACGGCGCATACGCTCCAGCGCGATCTGGTACTGCTGATTATCCAGCGGCATCAGCAGTACCTGGGTGTCTTCGTCAAACTTCTCCCAGCGCGCCTCGCCGCTCTTGCTGGTGTCAGTCTTTTTCAATTTGAGAGCCATGAATCATCCTCACGCCACGCCATAGAAGAGGCCGCCCCGGCCGGCGTTATTGCCGGAGCGACCGAAAGGTGATGCGGGTTATGCGGTGACCGTGATGGCCGAAGTAGCGGTCTTGGTCGGGTCCGAAACGCTGGTAGCGGTGATGACTGCCGACCCAACGGCAACGGCGGTGACCAGGCCGGAGGAGTTGACCGTGGCGATCGACGGCGCCGAACTGGACCAGGTGACGTTCTGGGCTGCACCCGATGGCAGCGCAGATGCGGTCAGCTGGCGGGTCGCCGCTACGGCAATCGAGGCAGTGGTCGGAGCCACCGACACGCTGGAGACCGGTACGAATGGCACCCGGGTAATGGTCGGGGCCTGCTTGGCAACGGTGTAGTTCAGCGTGACCTCGATCAGGTCGCGCTTTCCGCCGTTTGGCAGGTCGCCATCCACCTCAAGGGCCGGGAACGACAGATCGTAGCGGTTGCCCAGGCTGTCGGTGATCGGGAACGCCACCGCGATGGTCTTGCGGCTGAAGGTGTTCTTCCAGATCTGCCAGGCGCGGTTCGACCAGGCCAAAGTGACAGTGCCAGTGATAGCTGCTTCAGTGGCGATCTGGGCACCGGGGCCAAGCTTTCCGCTACCGATGCAGCGCTGGGCCTGCAGGCTGTTGTCCAGATTGACGGTCAGGGCCGATACGCAGGCCGAGCCTTCCAGGCTGACGCCATCCACCGTGATGCTGCCCACGTTCAGGTTCGACATGAACGGGGTGGTGGTCGGCGGGGTTACGGTCGCGACGGTGTTGGTATCGCCGTCGGCATAGTCCAGGCCAGCCATGGTGAAGGTGGCGGTGATCTTGCCGTCGGACGGGACATCCAGGGCGAAGACCGAAACGTGCATGCCCTTGAACAGGGCGTATACGCTCACGTCATTGAAGTTCTTGGCTACCGTGAAGGTGCGCCGGGTGCTACCCACGGTCAGGACGTCACCGGTCCAGGTGCCGTAGAACGCGGCCTCCAGCAGCTTATCGAAGGTGCCGTAGGACAGTTCGCCCACCAGGTCGCCTTGAATGTCGGCGCTGGACACGACCGAACCCTGGCTGATGCGGGAATCGGTGATCTCATCGCTGACCTGCGTGTTCACGGTCGGCGACAGGGTGTTGCTGGTCAGGCGTAGGGTATCCCAGTCGCCTGTGGTCGGGGTGATGCCGGGGGTTGCCTCAGGAATGAGGTAACTGGTAACGCGGGCGCCAGAGGACATGCGCATGTCTCCTTTCTGCGGGCATAAAAAAACCCGCTCACGGCGGGGTATCAGTGTGTTGCTTTTTCGAAGTGAGAAAATCCCACATCAAAGGGTGAATTAGTGCAGGGGCAATGACGGCTGGATCTGATCAGCCAAGTCACTCAGCTTCGCTTCAAGTGGCGGCTTCTGGTCCTTCCATTGGCGTAGCCCCTTTCCGCACAGACTTGCCACCGCCTTTTTGCCGCTGTACTCCAGCAGCGTCCGATTGAACTCTGCAGACAGGCTGCGGCCCTTCTGCATTTCACAGTCCAGTACGTCAAGTACTTTGCGGCGGAATCGCTTGGCACGATCAGTCCTGGCAAGCATGCCAAGCAGATGTGCGCCGCGCAGACTGAACACCCTGACCTCCTGCTCACCACCGCGAGTCTGCATCTTGACCAGCGCAGTCATGGTTGGCGTGAACTCATCTACGTGGCGCCGGTAAAGGGTGTTTAGCTGTCGAACCCCCTTGTCAAAGGGTGCATCACTTTGATCACCCCCTTTGCCATAAAGCGCTACTGCGATTTCTGAAAGGGTCAGGCATGGCTGCCCGCCGTGATCGACAACCTTCAGTTCGATATTATCGAAAATGAATTTTTCCATTGCGCACTCCTGATCGCCATTTGAAGTGAGCATGCCAGCAGGGACGGAGGCGTGCCCGCCCCTTTCGGGTGTACGGCCCTAGCTGGCATGGTTATCCCGAGAGGGATTCAGTTGCCTTGCGGCAGAAAGTGGTCAGCCAGCGCGGAACCGGACGTTCACGTTGTACTGGCGGAAGCCTTCAAACTCATCAGCGTCAACAGCGCCGGTTTCGATGCACTCCAGCCCTCCAGTGCTCCAGTACGAGAAATGCGCTTCTAGGGCATCAGCTAGATCGCTTAGGGCCTTGAGCCCGGTCTGCTCCCGGGCAAAACACTGGATGATGATCATGCCCGGCTTGCGCGTGTGCGGGCGGTCAGCCATTCCGGCCATGAAAGGCGTTGCGTAGGCTATGTTCAATCGGCACCAGAGGCCTGAAGCGGGAGGTTTGAATGCGCCCGAAGTGTCCTTGTCTTTCGCCTGAAGCTGAGCGTTCGGATAGTAAATCCTGTCCTGATCAATGCCAGGAAAAGCCCTCATGCGAAGGATGATGGCGTCGTAGATTTCTCTGTAGGTCATGATCCGTACGCCGCTGCCACACCGGTGAAGGAAATTCCAAACACTCCATTCGGAGCCTTCTTAGAGTGACCATTCTCGAGCTTCTCGGCATACGCCAAATTGTTCTGCAGAAATATCTGCGTGTATGGCTTTAGCCCCAGAAGTGCCGCCTGGCCAGCCGCTATCGTCGCGGCACCGTCCTTATCAACCTTGTCGGTCGTGGCGAATACAGGAGTCCCTATACTCACCATGGTGTTGCCACGGAACCGCCCAGTATCGACCGGAGAGCGCAGTACGACCTCGCCCAGCAGAGCCATGGCGATAATCCTGGCCTGTTTGACCAGGTCGTTTTCGATCTGATCGATGAATGCGGTAGGTGGGATGCTCCATCCTGCCATCAGGATTTCCTCAGCTGGACCTCGATATGCGCCGCAGCAGGATCTGCCGAGACGGTTTCGACGCGGTAGGTGGACTGCTCGCCCGTCACGAGGTCGGGCGCCGTGATTTGGTGCCCCACCATGACCTTATCGGTCACCTCGTTGACTAGCGCGATCAGCAGCACATCGCCAACCTTGATATTGATGTTGTCGATGCGCCGGCTGTCGTAGCCGGCCAGGACGCCGCGGCCGGTATAGGTCACGGGCTGGGAGGTGCTTGTCTCCGTCACCGGGTCCCACTCACCTTCGCCCATGTAGGTTCCAGTGAAGGCATTCACCGCGTCCGACAGCTTGCCGTCGAAGGCCTTGCCGAGCTTGGTTTGGATCTTGTCGCGCAGGCCCATGACTAGATCCTCTTGAGCATCATCACGCCAGGGCGCTTGATCCACGGATAGATCAGCGCCAGGGCGAAGTTCTCACCTTCGGAGCGAGCCGTGGAGCCTTGCACGTAGGTTTCGCTCACGGAGGTGCCAGAGGTGGCTGACACCGTCTCGCTCACCGTCTCGCGCTCGGTGGCCTTGTACAGCTCACCGGTGGCGGCCAGCTTGGCCACCTGCGCGCCCGCCATCTGGATCTCGGCAGGCGCGGGCACGGGAACTTCCCCCTTGATCTTGCTGGTCAGCCAGGCATTCGCCTGCATTACAGATAGGGCCGGATCACCGGCCCCGGCCCAGCCCGACCCCAGCAGCGCATCAACATCGGCAACAGTGATGAAGTCGGTCATGGGTTATCCCTTGGGGATCAGGGCCTGCAGCTCAGGCTTGTTGAGGGCTGGGTCGAAGGTGATGCCCTGGGCCGTCAGCCACTCCTTGAGCTCAGGCACCTTCATCTTGTGAGGGTCGGTCTCTTCGCTGCCCTCCTCCTCGATCGCCTTGTCGATCTCGGCCTGGCTGCTGACCGGGGCATAACCGTTCGGTGGGTAGGTCGACGCCTTGTAACCCTCTGCCACCCACTGGGCGACGGTCGGGCCATCTAGTCGCAGACCTTCCTCGATCTCGCTCACGCTGATGCCCTGGCGCTGGTAGGCCTCCCTGATGTGAGGGGCATTGCCCTGCACGGACACCGAGGTAGCGCCGTCGATCACGCCGAAGAACTGGTCCAGGCGGCGATAGCAGGTGCCACGCTCGCTGCCCGGGGAGTTGGTGTAGATGACTTTCATGGTGATCTCCTGCACAGGGCGCCAGGCCGGCGCCCCGCGTCATGGGGTCAAGGGGTGGCCGTTCCGCTGATGACCGCGGCGAACGGAACCTGCTTGCGGTCGAATACACGCTCCCAGTTCGCAGCGCTGGCGTACTGCGTGGCAGTCGGGCTGAGGTTCTGGCTGTTGCTGCCTTTCCAGCTGAAGCCGGCCGGTTGCAGGATGTAGGTCTTGCGCTCCCACAGGACTTCTGCACCGCCGCCGTTGCCGCCATCCGGCTTGCGCTGCATCTCGACCGGCATGTGCGGGCTACCCTCGCCGTAGCCGAATGCGCCCTGCCCGAAGAACAGCGACAGGTACTGGCCTGGGGCGTAGGTCAGCGCGTCATCCATGAACACCGGCTTGCCCAGGTAGGTCGCCAGGATGATCTTGCCTTGCGAGTCGCGCAGGTATTCGATCATGTCCTGCTTGACCATCTGGTTCATCACGACCGAGTGCACGCCGATGGCGGCGAACATGTCGGCGGCGTCACCGGCGGTGAAGGCAGCGTCTTGGAAGGCGTTTGCGCTGATCGATGCTCCCGCGTCCTTGACCATGTCGCCGCCGTTGTTGGCGATGTTGGACGCAATCACGCCGCGGGCTGCCCCCATCAGGTAGCGCTGCCACTGACGGGTCCAGTAGGTGCCGAAGCGGTTGCGGATGTGCTGCATGGGCTCGGAGTTGGCCAGCTCAGCAGTCAGGTCGGAGACTCCGTAACCTTTGTTGAGGTACAGGGTCCGGGCACGCATGCTGCCCTGCTCGGCCTTGCCGACGGCGCCCAGGTCGTCAGGGTCATCGTTGGAGATATTCGGCGCCTCGTCGGCGTCGAGATCCTGCCAGTAGCTGATCTCGGAAGTGCCCTGGCCGTTTTTGGCGATGTCGTCCAGAGTCGCGGAACGAGTGATGATGCCCGACTCATAAACGGCGGTTTTCTCTGGGGAGTTCACCGGCTCTAGAGTGCCGTAGTAGTCGGCAACGAAGATGTCCGACAGTTGGGTAGAAGCCATGGGTTAGGTTCCTCGGGTGGCTTGGAGTTTTTTGAAAGCGTCGGGGTTGTCACGAGCCATCGCGGCGCGTTCGGTCTCGGTGTACTCACCCCATTTCTTCGTGGCCTTGCCACCGTTGTCGCCGGTCTGCCCGGCACCCTGAGCCCTTGGCCACAGGTGAGTGGCGGTTTCGCGCAGCGATTCCGCCCATTCGAGGGGAGACAGCGGGGTCTTGCCGTCCTTCCCGTACACGACTTCGCCGGCACGGTCAGTGGCAACGGGCTCGCCGTCTTCGCCCAGTTTGAAGGTTCCGCGGGCACGGAGGATGATGTCCTCGGCAGCCTCGGGCAGCGCGCCAGCCTTCATGGCAGCCGCGCGGATGGAGTCAGCCAGCACCTTGTCGCTGTACTTGGCAGCAAAGGCTTCAGCCTTATCAGCTCGCTCGTTGGCGGCCTTGACCTGTTTGTCCAGGTCGGTGCGCAGGCGTTCAGTACGGCGGCTGATTACCTCGTCCAGCTTGCCCTCGGCGATCAGCTTGGTCTCCTCGTCCTGGCCGACCTTGGCCAGCAGGCCTTTGACGGCTTCGATGTCCAGGCCTTCAAACTTGCCCTTGAGGCCGTCCAGCTCGGTCTTGATGGTCTTGTTGGAGTCGATCAGCTCCCGGTTCTTGGACTTGAGGCCCGAGACCTCGCCGTCCAGGAATTTCTGCACCTCGCCGCCGAGCGCTGCCTTGAGCGCAGCGGTTTGGGTTTCGTCGAGGGTGAGGCCGTGGGCGGCCGGGTCGAAGTCAAAAGGCATGTGGTTATCCCCTGGGGACTGATTGGCCAGCCTTGCTGGCGTAAAAAAGCCCCGCTAGTGCGAGGCTGGACTCTGTCGCTCCACGAATCAGCGAATTACCGTTTCGTGGAGCCATTGATTTGATTGGCCGCTACAGCCCCGCCTTGCCGAACGCCAGCGGATGGCGCTCTCGCAGCTGGTCCAGGGTCAGCGTCTTCCCGTTCGTGTTCACGAACTTTTCCAGGGTCAGCTCGCCCTTGCTGAACAGCTTGTAGCGGGCCGGGCCGAGGATTTCCTTTTGGAACGACGCAGGCTGTCGGGCGAGCCATTCGCCATAGGTCGTCTTGCTGCTGACCTGTTCGACGCCATTCGGGCCTACCGCTGGCCGCACTGAGCCGGGGATCTCCCGCTTGTACTCGGGTCGCAGCTCAGGAATTTCGCTGGTACGGCATCGCCAGTGGAAAGGTGGCGACGGCGCTTCGAGCGGAACCACCTTGTTGTCCAGCGATCGGCACAGCGGCGTGGTCCTGCCGTCCAGGGTTGCAATCCGGCGCTTGCCGGCGAGAATATCTTCGTTCTCGTTCATGGTCGCAGAGCGCGCCACGCTGGCCACATGGTTGGTCACGGTGCGAACCAACGCATCTGCCTGATCACGCTGCAACTGGTGCGTACTGGCCAGCCTGCGGGTGATCTGCGGCGTCGTCTCTCCCAGCGCCGCGCCCTTGTTGATGTCGCTGATGATCTCAGCGGTCTTCTTCGCCCCGAACTCATCCAGGGCGCCTCTGATATTGATCTTCTGCACACCCGTCCGAGCCTCCAGCTGCATCGGCTCACTCAGCGCCGCAGCCCGGACGATCTGCGGGGATGGCGTATCGAACTGCACCACCGGCTTGACCGCTTGCTCCATCAGCTTGACGCTGTACGCGACCTCAGCCTCGGCAAACTCCCCGAGATTCAGCAGCATCTGCCCCTTCATCTCTGCCTGGATAGCCGCCAGATCCTTCTGCAACACGCGAATCTGCTGTTCGTAGCGCCGCGTGCCGTAGGTCGTCATGCCTTCCTTTAGGCGTGATTTCGCGGTGTCGATGAGCTGCTGGATGAACACCGCGATCTCTTCGGACTGGTGCGCAGCGTAGAGCTGGACGTAGATCGCGTGTCGGGTGGCCTCGTCCTCAAGGTAGCCTTCTGCGCTCATGCCTTACTCCATGCTGCCACCTATGGGTGATTCCACCTCAAGGTCGGCGTCGATCAGTTCGTCCGTTCGGTCGGGCGCGATCAACGCTGTCCGGCGCAGGTTGGCGCGAACATCCTGCTTGGCGATGAAGCCGTTCTGCCACAGCTGAATCTGCGCCAGGATCTGCTGGGCGTCGGCCTCGGCGACCATGAAGTCCGGCTTGACCGTGAACGCAACGTCGTCAGGGTTGTTGCCAGTCCACTCGGCGGCGTATTTCAGGCCCTGCTCGATGGCGGAGGCTGCGGTGATGACGATGCTATGCAGCGTGGCGTGCTGGTCATTCTGCCGGGTCTTGCGGGCCTCGCCCGACTCAGTGCCGGACACGTCCATGACCTTAGCGCCCGCCTCAAGCGCAGCATTCTTCTGGTCTTCCATGGCGGTTCGTACGGCATCAATGCCGGAGCCTTGGAATTCCAGATAGCCGCACCGGCCGTTCGGTCCAAGATCCCAGGCCGCCGACGGGCCGGTAACACTCAGCTCGACGTCATCGTCCAGGCCCGACACCCACGGCTGCGGGTGGCTGGTCTGGTGCAGCGCGGTGAAGTAGTCCGCGCTGAGCTGGTACGCTTTGAGCGCAGACCGAGCCATGGTCAGCAGCGGGATTTCGTCAACGTCCGGCGAATTGTCCGTAGATCCACAGTAGATCACCGGGATGTAGGCCAGGCCGCGTACCAGGCGATTATCATTGCCAACCGTGCCAAGCGGGCGGTCATCGTCGATCGGCTCGCCTGCCTCGTTGCGCACGCCGGTATAGCAGACGCCATCGGCAATGTAGAACACGCGGTAGACCGTCTCGCACTCGTGACTGTAGCGGTCCTCAGCCTTGCGGCGGAACTCACGGAAGACAGCCAGCACCAAGTCCTGGCGCCCGCCTTGATCGGCAGTATCCCAGTTGATGGCGTTGCGGGCGGCGTAGGTCGAAAAGAACGGTTGCCCGGAGTCATCGATGTTCACTACCAGCGGTACGCGGCCGTGGGAAACGGCCTGGCGCACCACGCGCATGAACAGCTGGGTCAGGCCGAAGCCGTCCGCCGTGGCGTTCTGCTCGACGCCCTTCATGCCGCTCGGCAACGTGACCTCGGGTATCAGCCGGGAAACCAGGCCCATCATCGAGCGCAGCGAATCGCGCACCCAGTGCTCGTACTGCGCCCGGTCGGTGTAGTTGCGGTACAGGTATGCATTACCGGTGCCGTCCAGCTTCTCCGCCTCGACCATGCCGCTCGGCTTGGGCAGATTGCGCGGATTGCACTTGATGGCGCCCTCGCCCTCCAGGGCGTCGTCCATCATTCGCCACTCGTCGATGTGAGCGTCGAAGTCTGGGTGAGTGGATTGAACAGGCATTAGGCCAAACCTCCGATGCGGCGCGTGCCGGCTGTACGTTTACGTCGCGCCATGGCAACGGCAAAATAGCGAAACCCGTCTGCCGGGTGGGATGACCAGTCATGTAGTGGCTTGTCTTTCCAGCAGCCGCGCTTGTCATCCCACTCCTTGCGGTAGCTCTCAAGCGCGGTGATGCCCTCTTCGCATTTCGATTGGTCGAAGGCGCAGTTCGGCAGAACCTCGCGCACCTGCTCAATTCCCTCGTCAACTCCCAGCTTCGGGACCACCTTGAAGGTCATGCAGTACTTCTGACCGTCGATCTCGTAGCCCTCCCGAGCGAGTTCGCGCCGGGTCTTGCCGTCGCTACCAAATTCTCGGTTGTCGATGTCGTGCGGGCCCCAGTGCTCGCCGTAGGTGTATCCACGATCCTTCAGCACCTTCATGTAGTGCCGCAGGCCCTCGCCGCTGTTCTGGTAGAAGTCGACGATGTGGTACTCCTCGCCAACGATCCGGACGAACCAGATGGCCGTGGAGTCGCCAACGCCGATGTCCCAGAAGGTGTGCACCGGCAGGTGGCCGTTGTCTGGCAGCTTGCCGATGCGCTGGGCGGCGTAGAGTTTGGTGAACTGTTTGGCATAGTAGGCGCCCTCGATCGTCTGCTGGAATGCCTCGGCAGGGATCGACGGGTACTCGCGCTTCATGTCGTCGCCGAGGGTCTTTTCCTTGGCGCTGTACCAGGCGCGCTGGCCTTGGTTGGTGACGATGCCGTGCTTGGCGGTCAGGTCGTCGAAATACTTGGTCAGGCGGTCGGGAATGACCACTCCGGCCGGGTCCAGCCAGTACAGCGGGTTCCGCCACCAGCTGAAGAAGAAGAACTTCCAGTCGAGCAGGCCCAGGGGAACACCTGCCAGCTGCTGCTTCTCTGCGCTCTGCGAGTAATCGAAGAAGTAGCCCGCCCGGCCCTCCGCCGTAGACTCGATCGTAACAAAGCACTCTGCGGCGACGGCCTCGAATGCCCCGGTGACGATCTCTCGGGCTTTGTGGGGAAACTTGGCACAGATCTTCCCGAATTCGGATACGTGCAGATACCGTAGAGTCCCGCCCCGAAAGGATGTGGACACGTAGAGCGATCCGCCCTTGCTGAACACAAGCTCACCAGCAGCATCGTTGCGAGCAGGGTTGGCAGCGCGTATCTCCTTGGGAAGGTGGTCATACGCATATTTGATCTTCTCGCGAAACAGCCGCTTGGCGTCGTTCAAGGTGTGGGCGATCAGGGCGCACTTGGCAGCCTCAAACAGCGCAGCATCCAGCTGGACAATGCACACCAGCGTGGTGAATCCCAGCTGCCGGGCCTTCAGGATGATGTTGCGAGTATGGAGGCCGCTGAAGTACTCAATCTGTTCGGAGGTCATCCGAAATCTGACTTTTTTGCCAGATTTATCGGTAATAAAATAGAGGTTATTGAGCCTCCAGAACTTATCTCTCAGCCTCCCGAGATGCTCCTTAGACAGGGACATTGCACGGCCTCTCCATGTCTGTCGGAATAGCCGTTGCGCTCGTTCCAGGCCAACCTTGCGTCGGCAGCCTCCTGCTTCGTAGCGAAGGTGCCAATGTTGATGTTCTTTCTCTTTCCGCCTACAGACTCAGTAGCCTGAGCTCTCCATCTAGCCTTGTCTTTCAGGTAGACAACACCGTTGATACCGCTTGTATTTGCCCGGCTCATCGCTGCGTTTCTGTTGTTCACAGACAGCGATGCAGGCCTCAGATTTGCGATGCGGTTGTCTGTAGCGTCTCCATTGATGTGGTCTAAGGCCGGCGGAGCCTCGCCATGAACGTACGCCCATGCAAGCCTGTGCGCATAAAACAGGGTGCGATCGATCCTTATGACGCAGGATGAATGCCCATCTTTATTCGTCTTAATCGAACCAGCCGGACGGCCTGCGTATTTCCCATGGAAGATGTTGAATGCTCGATCACTGGCGAATCTATCTCTCGGCCTGGCCTTCCAGGTGAATGAGCCATCGTCAGGGTTGTAATCGAGGTCAGACCTCAGCGAGTCAACATCAATAGGGTTATTGAAGATCTCGTATCTGGATTTCATAGCTATCACCGTAGCTGCACCGAATGGGGATGTGCAGCAGGGAGTCGGTGAACTCCTCTTCGGCTGGCCGGCCTATCTGCACTCGTCAATCATACATCACCTGAGGCCTTAGGTCAGGCGTCCCTCGATAGCTCGTCCATCATGGCCGCGAGCTCGTCGACCGTGCGGCTGCCTTCCTCGCTGTCCAGGCCGTATGCCTGGCGTTCGCCCTTGATCACCTTGAGCTGGGCATCAACGCCGGCGTTCAGTGCACGCGAGAAGTCGCCCAGGTTCTCTTCGTTGACATCAATCTCTGCCAGAGCCACAGACAGCTTGTCAGCAATCGCCCGCCAGTTGGCCAGGCCAGTTCGGTGAGCGAGAACAAGACCAGCACGCTGCTCAGACTCATCCTCGACAATTTCCGCGTCAGTGCGCTGCGTACTTTCGCTGCGTACTTTCGTGCGTACCAGCTTCTCCTTGGTGGCGATCCTGACCTTTTCAGTCAGGTCGCGAGCCCAGCCTTCCTTCGCTGCGCGCTTGCGTATAGCTCCCTCTGTAAGGCCGTGAGCGTCGGCCAGCGCCCGAATGGATGGCGACCCAGCACGATACGAGGACTCTACAGACTCCCAGTCAATGGACTTTCTCGATGCCATTGCCGATGTACCCTTCGATGAAGCGCATGGCCGAATCTCGGTGCGCCTCCTCAGAGCCCATAGGCACCGCGATAACGCCAGCGGATCGACACGCGTCGATAACTAGAAGCTCCTCGTCCGCCCTCCCCCATGAGGAGAACACAAGAGCCTTGCGAATGATGGGAATTCCGGCCCGAGCCATGCCCACCTGCACTGCATAGGCAATGCACTGTCCGAGCCCGGAAAGAACATGCTGCTTTCCCTTCGATCCATCCTTGAGTTCGCAAACCGTGATGGACCCGTCAACGTGGATCAGCAGATAGTCAACTCGACCGCGCGGAACACTGAACTCGGGAATGGCCTCGATGATCTCGGGCACCTGACCGTCGAAGATCTTCAAGTGCGCATCAGCTGCAGCGAGAAGCCCACGAAAGACACCGGACAAGAAAGCCTCGCCTCCTCTGTTGAGATGGTGATAGACAACACCAGGAATGCCAGCTTTCGCGCAGTTGTCGTAAATCGCCTCCCAGTCGGGTTGCTTGGTGCTCATGGTGAATCCTTATTGGTCGCGGTCGACTCTAACTGTCCGAACCCTGCCGCCAGTGCTGGTATCGCGCCTTGCAGCCATCTCGACGGCCTTCTCGGCAGATGCGCCCATGTCCATCGCAGCGAATGCGTATGGCGTGCCGCTACCGATGGCGTACGGACGATCAGGCTTGATTGGCGACTTCCACAGACCGGTATCGTCATCCACCGCCACCATCATCAGCTTGCCCGCATCCACGACAATTGCAGATGCGTCGACCTTCCCGGATGACGCAGTGCCGAAGTAGGCCCCGACCAATGCGTCATAGTCACAAAGGGCGCCCGACATGAAGAACTTCACGCCGTCGCGCTCAATGCACTTGTCGCAGTCGTCGTCGGTGATGAGGTCGCCTCGGGTGACGCGGGAGTCGTAGGCGATCACGCCGTCCTTGTAGGCGATGGTGGTCATTCAGGATGAACCTCGATCTTGATGCCGCGCCCCACCCAGTAGCTGAAGCGCTCAGGGCATGGCTCTCGGCCAGTCAGCCGGGCCATGACGAGGACGCCGGCCAGGTAGTACTTGAGCCACCACTTATGGCGGCAAGCGATGCGCACGGTGACCGATGCCATCTTCCTGCCCTCAGCTGAACGGGTCAGCGGGCTTGGCGATCGAGCGCACAAACCACATGAAGCCCTGCTGCAGGTTGGTCTTGGCCAGGGCCAGGGTGCGCTGATCCACGCCTTCGATCTGGCCGATCTGCTTGAACAGCTCGCCAGCATCGGCCTCCAAGGCCTTGATCGAGTTCATGCCGTCGATCTCGCTTTGGGTTAGGTCGCGGTAGCCGGTGATCTTCTTGTGCTGGTTGTCCATGGATGATTCTCTATGCTGTTTGCAAGGCCTAATGGAGAAGGACGCTATGGAAGGAAAAAAGGATCTCGCCAAAAAGCATCTAGAGCTGATCGACCAACTCAAGCGGCTTTCTAGCATGCTGCACGATCACCCAGGCAGCACCGATCCACTGCTGGTCATGCGGCTTGATTATCGAATACACCAACTAGAACAAGCTGTCGTGCAGGAGAAAGGCTGGCGATCTCCATTTTCGACAGGGGTTAAAAGATAGGCGCCTGATCTGTCAGTCAGCATCGCGCCACGAAACGGCGCATCTCGATTTTGTGGCGCCCTACCCCGGCTGAAACACATGGCCGCGCCGGGCTACCGCGTACAGGACAATGCCCAGCTTGAGGATCACTCCGTACAGGGTGGGCACATGGCCGCTCATGGCCAGGACGAACGATCCGAATGCGCCGATGGCCACCAGGTAGAACGCGACGGCGAGCAGCGGGTGATCCATGGGACGGATGCGGCGCAGGTAGTCGCAAGCAGCGATCACCACCAGCACGCTCAGGAAGGCATTGGCGCCTATCAGGACTGAAATCAGGGTCGAGCTCATCAGGTAGCTCCCTTGGCTCCGAACTGACCCACGAGCGACTTAAGCACCGGGATGATGTTCATTGCCAGAAGGCCTATCAGAAAGGCCACGCCGTATTGGGTTTCTCCGCTCGTGCCAAGGTTGAAGTAGCTGATGGCGAGCGGGGTGCAGAACACTGCCGAAGCGAAGCCGGTGAAGAAGGCTGCTACAGCCTGGCCCCGGGTGAGGCCTCGCAGGAACGTCAGGGAAAGGATCGCCCCTGCGAAGCCACCAATAATCACGCCGTACTTCACCAGCAGGACGCCGGCAGTCGTGCTTGCTGGTTCGGCCATGAGTGGTTCCTAGATAAAAGGCCCGATTGAGGCCCTGTCCAGGGCTCGGGCAAGTGCGCGGAGCAGCACATAACGAAATTGGAGCAGATACAGGGACTCGAACCCTGAGCCTCCGACTTGGAAGGACGGCGCTCTAACCGATTGAGCTACATCTGCATGCGTGGGTCTTTCCCCACCTGCCCGCCGAAGACCATTGCAGCGCTGGCACCCCAATGCACCAGTCTCGCCGATCAAGTCTCGCGCCACCCACCAGCACAGTGAGGGAATGGATGCGCGGGCTGCCGGTGTTTTTCCGTAACACTGCACGGGCCTTGCGGCCGCTATCCGGCTAATCAGTGTCCAGGCTGTCCTGTGAGGGCCTGTCCTGGCTGCAGTTGCGTTTCTTGCTGGAACAAAAATCCCGGCGCTTGGCCGGGACTCTTGAGGCCCTATTTCGGGCAATAAAAAACCCGGCGCAATGGCCGGGTTCTGTGTGTCAATCCGTAACGCGCAAGATCGACAGGATGGGCAAATATTCTCTCACTTTCTCACTCATTGCAATGGCTATTTGCTACGCCGCGCAACTTTCTATCAACCCCTCTGCATCGAGAAGCTCCTGAGCGGCAGTGAGAGCCTCGTTGACCTGGTTGTCCAGCGTCTTTCGGATGGACGAGCGCCAACGGTACCGAGTCGACTCTGGCTTGCCGTCATTGTCCCAGTTGTCGATGTTGTACCAGGCAGCCGGCAGCACAGCTGCGGACCTCTTAAGCGTCTGCTTTCGATCCACCGCATCGCTCATGCCGCTCAACCCTTTCTCGTTGAACGAATCCACAAGGGCCTTGTTCTTGGCGATAGCTTCGGCCTCCCTGCTCACCATCTCGATCGCGGCCGGCTCATGCTTCCCTCCTACCTGAGGGATTGCCCAGGTCAAAATGGCGCACTCACGGAAGCGCTGAGGTGCAGGCGACTTGATCGTCTTCATCAGTTCCAGGATTGCGTTGTGCTTGCGATCCTCGTGAGTGGAGTACTTCGCCACCAGCGCACGCCAGTGCTCAGCTGAGAGCGACTTGTGCAGCCGGCCGAATACCCAGCAGTCCACGAGGAATGCAGCCTCCTTGCCGACGATCTCGCCTTTCTGCTTGGCCGCCTGAACCTTCGGCTCGAACTCACACCCGCCCGCGCTGTTGATCGTCTCGGCCGCCAGGGCGCGAACCACTGCCGATACCACGTTCTGATAGTTCATTGCCCACCCCCTGCCCGCTTGGCCTTTCTCACGATGAATTCTTCGTAGCTGCGCTTGCGGCGCACTGCCCCTGCCCAGGACAACGCCACACCACCCACCACCATGAGGGTGGCCAGAATCAGGAATCCCCATGCTGGTGTCATGCTGCCTCCTTGAGGGCTTTGATCTTTGCCCGGTACTCGGCCTTGATGGCCTTCAGGTCGTCGATGGTGTAGCGCTTGGCCTCATGAGGGCCTTCCAGCCACTCGACCTTTTCAGCCCCTATGCGGCGCACCAGCTCGGCCCGGTAATTCACCAGGTCGCCTGACTTGTGGGTATTGCATGGAGCGCACTGGCGCCAGATATTGAGCGGCTCGAAACGCAACTCCGGGTGTCCGCCGGCCGATCTGAAATGCCCTGCGTGCCATTGGCCGTCATGGAAGCGGCCGCAACTCACGCACGGCAGGTCAGCGTCACGCAGGCGGATGTACTGATTAACCACCACCTGCGCCTCCTTGAGGTGATCCGCCCGGCTCTTGAGCTTCTGCTTGCGGACCTGGATCTCGCGGCGCTCGCGCTGGGCAATCGCCTTGCGTGCCACCGCCTGGTTTTCGGGCTTCTTGGCCAGCGCCAGGGCGCACTGAACACCGCAGACCTTCTGCGTCGACAGAGATGGCCGGAACTTCGTACCGCAGCCCTTGCAGGTCTTCTGCTTCACTTCCTTGAGAGCTACGCGCATGGCTCAGCCTCCTTGGCGTTCTGCTGCTCGGGTTCGAAGTCACCGCGCAGGGGCATCAGGAATCGCTCTTGGATCAAGAAAATCCCGCCAACATCGATACGCCCGCTCTCTCCTACCGCTGTAGCCCCGTCCGAGTGGACGGCCCACGCCTCGTATCCGCTTGCGTTCTTGGCATCACGCCCGTTCGGAGCCACAAAGGACTGACCTGGCACCAACTTGATGACCAGCTCAACGGCCCTGCCGATGTTCGGTGACACTCCAGTGCGAGACCCCGCGATGAGTGCCAGATCGCCCGGCTTGAATTGATGGCTCATGCAGCCTCCTCGCTCAGAAGGTCACCAAAGAACACCCCCTTCGGCGCGAACTCGGCCACGATGCGGTCGGTGTACTGGCAGCCCTGAGCGCGGTCGAAAAGGCGGGTCACCGGGAAGCCATCCGGCCCGAACATGGCGCACGGCCCCATCAGGCGAAGCTTCACCTCATACGGCAGGTGGATGAACGACTCGGCCCAGCCGGTGCGGAACTCATCACAACCGGCGCGCATGATCGGCACGCCGAAGTGCAGCTTGCAGTACCGGCGCACGTCCTCGATGTCGCCCATCTCGGTGCTCTTGGCGATGCGGTCGTACATGGCGAACCACAGGGCGTTCTGGTCCAGGGTGCGATCCTTGCCCGGGCGCATGGTGACCACGACGAACTTCTTGTCGCGGAACAGACGGGTGAGCATGGTCACGGCCTCGGAGAGCTTGGCCTGAGAGTTGACGTAGATTTTTTCAGCCATTGCGCTTGCCCTCCTCGATCTTGCTGCACTCGAAGGTGCGCTTGCCGACGTAGAACTTTCCAAGGCGCTCACATTCGGTAGCAACTGTGTGATGGGCCCAGGTCCAGCCAATGGCGATGCCCACAATCAGTGCGAACAGAAGGCCGAACTTATCCATTGGCTACCTCCTTCCGCTCAATCGGGCGCTTGTCGTGCTCGATCACGGCAGTGAGAGCGCGGGCAAGCCAGCCCGGCAGCTGGCCAAGATCTGGCTTGTGCTGGTCGATAAACCAAGCCAGAGCCCGGCGCGCAGCCGTGCTCGCTGACTTGGCCTTGCGCAGGTCCTCGCCCAAGGCCTTGCAGGAGCCCCGCAGCGCCTGGTTGTCCTTCTCGACTCTGGTAGCGTGACCCTTGTAGCCGTCGATCTGAGCGGTGAGGCGCTTGATCTCGGCGTCCTGGGCAACGAGGCGTTCAACCAATACGGTGGAGTCAACCATGGGATGGCTCCTTGGCCATGGCCGACTGAGCGACAGGGGTGAACCTCGGGCATGGAAGGTTGCCGAGACCATGATGATACTCCCCACAGGCCAAGCACTTGTTCGATGCTCGGTAGTCTTGGGGCGGTGCGTTCTTGAATGGCGACAGATCTGCCACCTGCTTGCGCAGCGCCTCGTTCTCGGCCTTCAGCCGGTCGCGCTCTTGCTCGACTGTCGCACACAGGATTGACACCTCATGCAGGCGCACCTCGGTATGCTCGATCTCCGCGAGCAGGGCCAGAGCGGTTTCAGGCGTCAGCTCGCTGTAAAACTCAGCGAGGCGACGGTCTTCCTCGGCCTCGTCTGAGCACTTGGTCGGGTCGCAGGCCAGGGCAATCGCTTTGATCTCTTTCTTGTCGATGTTCATGCGTACCACCTCCCGTGTGCGCTGTGCCCGCGCAGCCATTCGCCGCGCTCGTAGTCTTGGCTTGCTCCGACATACGGGCACTGCGTCCACGCAACACCGCTGGCGGCAGCTTCTAGGCCCTCGACAAAGAGAGACTTGAAAGGAGGCTCCTTGCCAGTAAGCACCTTGATGATTTCGGCTTTGTCGATGGTCATGGCTTCACCTCGACCTTCAGGCCCTGGGCCTCGATGGCTTCGCGGCACTCCTGAATCGTGTCGTTTACATTCAGCATGTCCGGGTCGCCCTTCGCGCGCTCTGGGTCATAGCTGGCTGGCAGCTCCACCACCACGGCCTCGCGGGAGGCTTTCCAAATCTTGAAAGCTTGACTTGGATCGCGGTGCAGATAGTCGTCTCCTTCGCGCTTCAGCCACTTTGCAGAGAGCTCTTCGTCACCCTCGCAATGCGTTTCGCGCCAAAATGCCTCGAATTGCTCGCGGCTGATGTCGCGCATCTTGTTGGTGTCCATCAGTGCTTCTCCTGCATGGCTTTGCCGATCTCGGCGGCAGCGCGGACGATGGCGCGGCGGGTGGCCTGCTCGATTGTCTGGCCCTTCTGAGTTCTGCCGGCGTGCTCCGTTACTGGCTTGGCGGAGCGGCTGTAAAGGTCATCGACGAACACCTGCGTCCACTCTTCGAACTGCGCAAGCCGCAAAGACATTCCCAGCTTCACCGCAAGGCGCAGCGCATCACCGTCGTCCTCCAGCGGATTCCATAGCCTGGTCACGTCGCACTGCATTTCCTCGCAGAAGCCAATCCAGTACTGCCACGGCGCACCGGTGGTGTTGGCGAACAACTTGGGGTCATCCAAAGCCTTCGCTGCCAGTTCCAGCAATTCACGATCTTCCATGCTCACACCCCCTCCCCGGCCGGCTGCCCGGCGCGCTTGATGTTCAACTTGGCCAGCAGGTGTGCACGGCACGCGGCGGCGCCGGATGGGATCTGCTGAATCTCCAGCAGGCGGGCCTGCTTCTGGGTGGCGTATTCGTCCGCCAGCTGCGCGGCGCCCTTCTGGCTGTCGTGGCCGATGCCGGTGGCGATGTCGCCCAATGGCTCGCCGGCCACCAGCATGCGGATGGTGATGTCGTAGGCCCGAGCGAAAACCTTCTCGGCCCGTTCCACCTCCATCGACCCCAGGTTCTGCGCCTCGCACTGCAAGGCCGCGTGGCGCACCGCTGCGTGCGTCCAGACGCGTGACCCTGCCCTGCTGGGGTGGAAGTTCTCCAGCGCCTCTGCCAGGGCCCTCGCAAGCGGCGGAATGCCCATCTCTTCCGGGGTGGGCTGGCACAGCTTGATGAACTTGCCGCTGCTCGGGGCGAAGTCGGTGCCCAGTACCCGGCACTTCTGGATGCCGAAGCGGATCTGCTCCAGGGTGTTGATGCCAGCAGCTACGAAGGACTTGATCCAGCTGCGCTTGGCAGCCTTCAAAGCGTCATCGTCCGGCCAGGCCTGCTTCCACGCTGGGAAGATGGCCTGCAGCTCCTTGAACAGGGCGTTGACCACTTCGGTGGTGCCCGGGTCCAGCTGCTTGGCCGGGGCCTGCACCTCAGCCGGCAGGTTGCGGCTTGCAGCCATGATCTGCGTCACACTGCGCAGTTTCGGTTGTGCGGTCATAAGCCCCCCAGGTCATCAGCCCAGCTGGTGTCGTTGAAGTCGGGACCGTTGCGGCGCTGGCCCTGCTGAGCACCCGGCAGCACCTTCTCCGGGAACAGGCCGGTCCAGCCATTGCTGATCGACTGGTTGATCACGGCGTCAGGCGCCGGATGCTTGGCAAGCTGGGCGGCCTGCCGCTCACAGGAGGTCTTGGTCAGTCGCTTGCCGATCTCCTTGCGGTGCTGGCACCAGTCGGCCCAAATTGAGTCGCTAACGTTGGCCGGTTTGCAGGTCAGCGGGTCAAACTTCGGAGCCCTCTTCGCAGCAGCTGGAGCATCAGCGACAGAGGCCTTCGGTTCTTTGATGGTTCTTTGATGGTTAATTGATGGTTTGGGTGCAGCTCCTGCACCCCGTTCTGTCGTGGTTTGCACCCCGTTCTGTCGTGAGCTGCACCCCGTTGCGTCGCCATTTGCACCCCGTTCGGAACCGGGTGCAGCTGTTGCACCCCGTTCTACGCACAGGTCGTATACAGTCGGGCGGCGGTCGTGACGATCAATGTAGGCACCGGCAATGGCCTGATTCCCAAGGCGAATCACCCCGATCTCCAGCAGGTGGTCGAGCTTGTACTTCACCGTGCGGATGGACAGGCCGGTGTCATCGCTGATGCTCGCGGAGGACGGAAAAGCCCCTCGGCCGTTCTTGTCGGCATAGTTGGCCAGGACCAGCAGCACGTAGCGCGCAGTGGCGTCCACGATGTCGCGCTGCTCAAGAGCCCATGACATGGATTGGACGCTCATTGGCCGCGCTCCTTGGCCATGGCTGCGTCGATCTCTGCATCCACATCGGTAAACTCGGCACCCGGGAACCAGTCTTGAATCAGCCAGATGAAGGTCTGTTTGTCGCGCAGCCAGGTGTAGCGGTCAGCAGCCTTACGCAGCGCGCTCAACTGCTGGTGCTGAGCGAACAGAGCGTCATTCGGCACTAAGCTGTACTCGCGAAACTCACCCCCCATACGCATGAGCAGCGACTGAGCTTCACCGTGGTATTCGTGGCGCTCATTCAGGTCTTCGTCCTGGTCGTGCTCACCATCAACGAAACGTTTGAGGAGGTTCGCCAGAGCCTCGTTCTCGGCCTTGAGCTGGTCGTAGGCCTCCGCCATTACCACCTCAGGCCCGTGCGGGTCGTAGCTGATACGGTTGCCACCTTCGGACAGCATCTTTACTACCTTGTAGCGATGAACCTCGCTCATGCTGCACCCCGCACGGCCTTGTCGTGGGTGTGCAGGCCGTCCCAGTTCTTTTTCATGGGCAGCTCGCCGGCCAGGTACAGCTCATACAGGCGCACGGCGCCCTTCTGCAGCAGAACTGGCGTGAAGGAGATGAACGGCTCTTTGCCGTGCGGGGCGACCTCGTGCTGATGCTCGGTCATGTACTTGTCGCGGGCGTACGATCCGACGCGCCAGCGGGTGCCGGACCTGCTCTCGTTGTAGAGCCAGCTCCGGCCTTCGAGGAAATGGCCGACCTGCATCACGTTGACCCCATTGAGGCCCTTGCAGAACTGGGTCGGGGTCATGCCTTCCTTGAACAGGTTTTCCAGGTGGTCGATCTTCTTGGCCTGGGCCTGGACCTCGACGGTCAGCAGGACGCGGGCTTTCTCCGACTCCAGGGCCATCTGGAGGATCTCCAGCTTGCTGAGGTCGGCTGGCTTGGCCGGCGCGCTGTAGCCACCGGTTTTGCGAATGCTGGGCAGAACCTCGCCAACCACCCATTCCTCGAAGCGCTCGGCCTGAGGCATCTTGGAGCGCATGACCAGCCGGTAAACGTCACGTTCAGGGATGATGTTTGCCGAAGGCCCAAGGGTGAACGAATCGTTCACCCCCACCGGGCGCGGGCTTTTGCAATGGTCGCGCACTGCTTTCTGAGGATTCGCGTAGCCAAGGCGCGCGGCAACGTCGCTGGCGGAGAACCATGGTTCACCATCAACCAGTACGACGCGAACGTCGAACCCCTCGAAATTGAACAGATTTACTGTCCGCGCCACGAAATCGTGGTTCGCATTTTGTGGCGCGAGAGCCACGGTATTGCTTTGGATGGTCTGGTGCATATAAGATGACCTCACACAAGCGTTACGAATGCAGTACAAGAAGCCACCCTGCCCGGTGGTTTTTTTGTGCCTGCCGTTTGGTGTTGCGGTGCTGCATTGGGTGTCCGGCGCATCCGTGGTAGCTTCCGATTTCCACACCAGAGGCCATCGGAGGCCGGACATGTCTTTGATTGATGATCAAGTGCTACAGGTGAGCTGCGACCAGTGCGGCAGCGAGTTCACGGAAACGGTCGGTGACGTTAAGCTCAAGGGCTATGTGTCCTGTCCGGGATGCGGGGATCGCTCGGAAGTCGATGAGGCCTGGCATGAGGGAATCGCCTCCGCCGAAAAGCAGCTGCTTGACCTCAAGGCCGGCATCGAGGCTGACTTCAGCAACCTGTTTAAGGGTGGCAAGTAACTCATCCAGCTCCAGCGAGCCGACCTGCGAATTCACCGTGACGTCCATACCCTTCTCCTGATCTTTTTATGAGGGTCTCTTCAGGCCCTATGTGAGGCCCTCAGCTATCCAGTAGAGGGTCTCTTCAGTCCCACCAGCTCCAGAACCGGCGCCTTTCGCCTGCCTACAAACACCGTTGCGCCGGACGTAATTGCTTCGAGCAAGACCTCGTTCACGGCCTCCTCGAACGTCCAGCCCCTGGCTTCCATGAGGCGGTGAATCTTGGCTCTGGTCTCTGGCGGCACGTTCTCTTCACAAAATTCCATCGTGCCCTCCTGAGGGCCTCTAGCCCGCGATATCCTTCAGATCGTCAGGCATGAGGGCTTCGATGCCGCCATTCACTGCGGCCCACTCAAGCATCTCGAACAGGTAGGTTGCGTACTCGCGGCGAGCCTTGTGGGCAGCTCGCTGAAGCTGCCGATCAAGCAGCGGGTACAAGCGAACCTTTCTGGCCAAGTCGCGGCGCTGCGTCAGGGGGTCTTTGAATCCCATAGGGGTGCTACTCCTTGCGGTTGGAATTGGTTAGGCGGCGGATTTCGTAGAGGCCTTAAGCTTCCCTTTTGTCAGTACCTGGATTTGGTACTGGCGAGACTCCGGGACGAATTCGCCCCACTGGGTGACTGCGCTCGGGTTGATCAGCAAGGCGTCAGCAAGCTTCTTTTTGGAGCCGAAGAAGGCGGCGGCATCAGTTGTCTTCATTGCTTCGCTCCTTTGGCGATAAGGCTATTTAAGCATGCTAATTTTTGAACAGCAAGACCATGAGAATGGCAAGCCCATGCTAAATTTCAGTTCGCTTAATATTTGAGGATGAATAGACCTGAACGAATCGCTGCGGCGATCAAGCACAGCAGAAAGCTGAAGAAGGAGATCGCGCGCGAATGCGGCGTCACACCTTCGGCTGTAACCCAGTGGGTAACGGGCGACAGCAAGAGCATGAAACCGGAAAACCTATTCGCGCTGGCAGAGGCTACCGGCGTAAGCGCTGAGTGGCTTGCAAATGGCACCGGTGGAATGACTAAAGAAACCTCTGGATTCGACGCAAACGTTGAGCCTGTCTCTGGACCGGTCAGATACTACGAATACCCAGAAATCAGCTGGGTTCAGGCCGGGATGCCAATGGAAGCCGTAGAAATCTCGAACGTCGCATCATGCGAGGTTCACCCATCGGATGCCTGGGCGGGCCCTAATGGCTTCTGGCTCAAGGTAAAAGGCCCTTCGATGACCTCATCAAACGGCATGTCCTTTCCCGAGGGAATGGTGATCCTGGTAGCCCCTGGATTTGATGTGGAGAGCAGCCAGTTCGTAGTGGCCAAGATGGTCGACACCAACGAGGCGACCTTCAAGCAGTTCATTTGGGATTCTGGCCGGGCCTTCCTCAAACCACTTAACCCATCGTTCCCGACTGTCGAGATGGATGGCGAGTGGGTTCTTGTGGGGCGGGTGGTGGATGCCAAGTGGCCGCGATCAGCTCTGTGAGGTTGCCATGACCCTAACCAAACCCAACCAAGACCTCCGCCGCGACCTCCAGGGACTGGCCTCTGACCTGAAGTGGTCGGCGGTCGAGCTGATGCGGATTGCTGAGCGCATCAGCCTGTCCGGGAATGACCCAGATGCTCAAGCCGTACTGAGGATGTGCCGGTCCTTTCAGGACGCCGAGGAAAGGCTTGCCGGATATGCAGAGGAAACCCACCTGGGGCTAATTGTCCGGGTAAAGACACCTTGCGAGGTGCTGGAGTGAGGATGAGCCGGGCTGGGGAGGATCGGTTGGTGGGGTATGGGGATGAGGTGAAGGTGGGCCGGATCATTCGGGCGAAGGAATAGATTCAACAGATACGATAATTCGACGGAAGGCATCTGCATCCAGGCCTGGGTGCTGCTGGTGTGGAATGCTCACCTGGTTTGATCCGTCTCATCCGCCTTAAATTGCCTGAACCTGCGCCTTTCCCGCTCGTCTTTACTATAGTGATCCTGCGCGCCACGTTTATCGGTTTTACGATTTCGTGGCGCGAGGTGGATTGACTATTTCTCTCCGGAGCCGATAATCGCGGTCCGATTTGGCGAATTTCGCCATCGAGTTTCCAAATGGAGGTTTTCATGTCAATCAAAGCGGCAGCACCGGCCCTTATAGTCGCCGCTCTCGCCTTGGTAGGTGACTACTCGACCATCTCGCATCAAGAAGGCTCACGCGCAGTACGTGAATCCTGTGCCAATCCATTCAGCTTATCCAACCTGCGCGGAGTGATCGCCGAGCTAACACAGGGGTGGACTGAGCTTGATTCGGTCTACTCCCAAAGCGTAGCTGCAGTCATGAAGGCGAGCTCGCTTGACGACACCAAGTACCTCAAGAATATCGAGCTACTTCAGGCTGTTAGACAGCTTGAAGAAAATCTTCGGCTGGCTGATGTGCCTCCGCCACTGCAATCAGATCACATCGCATTGCGCAGAGCGGTTGCTAAGGTTCGCACCAGGATGACTACGATTGATAGCATCTATCAACAATTCTTCGTTAAGCCCGAGGAATTCCAGAGCGAACTGAGCCGTGCTGGTTTGCGCGACTTGGCTGAGCATACGACACGTAGACTCGGCCAGCTGGCCTAAGGCACTCGATGACGGTAGAGGTATCTTTCCATCCAGGGACGTTTGGTGAGTTTTTCTCTCCCATCGACGAGAAACACCCAGGGCTCTCAGATCTGCTGCTAAGTGAATTCCGTAGATATATGGAATCTGATCGCCTGGCCATACCGTCGATTTTTGGTCGTGACGTGCCCTACACACAGCCTCCCTTGGCCCTCCAGTCATGCCTAATGCATATCCACATCAGGATTCCGCCAAACTCTTTTCCGAAAGGCGTTCCCCAGCGGGACAGGGTTTGCAAATTTGGCAGGCCCAGCGATGACGCAGCGCTGGTGTACGTTCCGGGGGAGCTTTATGAGGATAGGTATTTGATCCTTGCGATGTTCTGGCCCGACGCGCATACCAAGGCCAGGGATAGATCCGCGATGCGCTATCTTGCTCGATTAGCGAAAGATTGGCGCGACAGCAATTAGATTAGCCCGCCTCGGCGGGCTTTTTCATGCCTTCACGCTTTTTTCACGCCCTACCCTGCACAGTGAAGGCTCATCCGATTTCCCTACGTTAGCCCGCATAGCAGTGCGGGCTTTTCTTTGCCTGCGTGATGGCGGATGGCCAGAGTGGTAGGATATGGGCTTAACCAACACAGGCCTATTTCACGATGAAAAAAGTATGGATGCCTTTGGCGCTGTCTCTTGCCCTGTCCGCATGCGCCATCCCTCAGCAGCAAGCCGTACCACGAGTTCCATTCCCAGTAGCCGAGTACGATGCACTTCCCAAAACCGGGACCGGATCGCTGACCGGGCAAGTCTTCATGCGCACCGTCGGCGGCGACGTTAAATTTGGCGCCGGCAGTGATGTCCATCTGCAGCCAGTTACCTCCTACTCACAGCAGTGGTATGACACAAATTACCTAGGAGGCCAGCCTCTAGCGCCGGCCGACCCAAGGGCATCTCAAGGGCTGCTGACCACGCAGGCTGATGGCAACGGAAACTTCAGTTTCTCTAACGTGCCGCCGGGGAAATACTTCCTTAGCTCGACCGTCAGCTGGCAAGCTCCATCCCAGTATGGCCTGCTTCCGCAAGGCGGCGTGGTTGCCAAGATCATTACAATATCGAATGGCTCGCAAGTCCGAGAAATGCTTACGAAGTAGCCTCGCCAAAAGTAGAAGCCCGCCATCGAAGCGGGCTTTTTGCTGCCTGATTTATAGAGAGGCCGGATCGATACCGATCAGCCGGAGAGACTCGGCTAGCGATGGGTCTATCACTGTCTCTCCGGTGGTTGATGCGGCCTGGTTGATGCCTACAGTCCGGTACTTCAAGTTTTGCCCGGACAGCATTTGCTTCAGGATCTTCTTGGCCTTCTCACCTCCGGCAACCGTATACGGGCTCATCATCTGGGTGATGTTGAGCATTGCCTGGTCCTGTGTCTGCTTGACAAGCGCCGCCTGCTCGGGAGGTAGATTCAGAGCATATTGAGGCGCGGCAGGCATCATGCTGACAGGTGTCTCTTGGGGCGTAATGGTCCATGCCTCGTTCTGATCGATGCGCAGCTGGACGGTGCCAACCGGGATCTTGAAGCGCCCGCCAGACATCAAGCCGACATAGATCTCATCGCCCTCCTTACGGACTACCGGATAGAAGTGGAGCGACCTGGTAACGATTGAGCCCGAGGCCGGGAATTCGCTCGTGGTCACCATCATCGTGGTCTTATCCGTGAACTCGTCAGTGGCTCCAGTTGCCTGCCATGTTGGTCCCGCTGCGCATCCGCCGAGCGCAACAGCTGCCGCCAATAGCGCGATGATCCCTTTCATTCCCATCTCCACGTTTTTTGTCGGCGCATTGTAGCAGAGCGCTACTACCGCCAGACGGTCGATCAGCGCGGGCTTTTTGCGCCCGACAAATTCAGCATCCTAAATTATTTTATTGAGCATGCTTGACCTGCAGATTTCAGATTGCTAAATTTCAATCCATCGAGGCGCTACACAGCCCCTCGGGAGGCCCTCAAGCCTCACCGCTCTTTCACATTGATGGGAACCTCGCGGATCGATCCCGGCAACGGCACAGCGCGAGCAATAAATTCGATCCCCATGCCAGCTCTGGAACTGGCCAGCTCGAAATCAGGCGGAACGTCAGCACGGCAGGAACATTGGCCGGGCCACGGAAAGCGGATGGAGGGTTGCGCTGCAAACGCTCCCTGCCGGGATGCCCTTAGAACGGGTGTCGGTGCCTGGCACAGCGCGAGCAGTGATTAACCAAGAGGAGGAACCTGCCAATGAAGTAGATAGACCAGCCGGAATGCGGACCGGCAACCCACGACGGACTGCCCCACCAAACGGGCCACAGAGCTGCAGTCGGCAGTCGTGTAGCGAACACCTTACCCAGTGACCACCACGCCGAGGCCGATCGACGCGAGGTGAGAGGGAAGCTCAAGGCCAACCTAACTGCGAGCAGGGCCGTCGGCGGCTGAGCTCGAGCGACCACCGCTGACGCAATGCCCCGGCCTGTCGCCAGTAGCGAGGCCGGGATTTCACCAGGTGCCATTCCATGAGTGGCATCCGGGAAATCAACCGGAGGGATTCAAGATGTTCAACATGGCAACCATGGCGGCTGATGAATGCCGCGCCGACGCTGAAGAGCGCACCTATTACCGCTGGATCGACAAGGCATCCCAGCTGCTCGGCCACCAGGTCGCCTTGGGTTCGCAGGAAGAAAGCGACTTGGGTGACTTCTACGCCGATGGCTGCACCCCAGCCGAGGCTGTAACTGAGCTGCTGGCACAAGCTGAACTGGCTCGCGCTGCCTGACAGACGATTGCCCGGTGCGCCTCAAGCGGGGCGCATCAGGGGGAATCCACTGGAGATAGGTCATGAAAAGAACTGCAGCTTGCGAGGCTTGCAAGGCGCGGCACCCATCGGACGCAGCGGTGGCGGTCGGTCGGTTTGAACAGCTGGTGCCGACTGGCTACCTGGCTCGAGACGTACCCGGCGCACCACTTCGACCAACACGCGAAGCAGCAGTGGCAGATTTCTGCCAGCACCAACGCCGCTGACCTACACCGATTTCACTGGCTGGCCTTGGCGACAGGGCCAGACGGGAAATCAACCGCCCGGAGGGCAAGATAATGTCAGGCACGTTCGAACAAGGCTGGGCGGCGCGGCCATTCGCGCAGCAGTTCCCGGAAATGAACGCCGACGAGGCCAAGCGCCTCGACCACATCAACACCTCAATCACCACGCTGTACCTGGCGGGCCTGCTTACTGACAAGCAGGCGAACGAGATACGCACCAAAAAATTCCCCAAGGTCGTCACCAAGGCGGTCCTGGGCAAGCGCTGAATCCATAACACCCGAGCGCACTGAGCTGATCAGTGAGGTCGCCCTGCCATAGGCGGCCTGTTCTCCAACCCTAATCCCGGCGGGTATCAGCAACGGGAAACGTTCGATGTTGCAAGCGTCGAGCTAGGCAACCGCTGCGCTAACAGCGGCTCTCAATCACCTGCCTGCAGTGAGCCACCAGCAGGCCCGATGTTCCTTTAGCGGGGTTCATCGGAGTGTGATCTGAATGCGCAGGCTGATGCGCGAACCGCACCTCGTTTGGCAGCTACTGAGGCACATCGAGTTAGGCGCCAATGCCGGAGATCAGCACCGGCCAGATCACACCCCGATGCATCCCGCATCCCCTTCCCTTCACATACGACCGCATTGGCAGGCGCCAGGCTGGCTTTTCACGCCCAGTTTGGTCACTGCGCCTGGCATCCGACCAATGCGGTTATGAGGATTTCCATGAACAAGGAAAACGATTTCTGCACTCCAGCTGAGATCTCCAGAGCGCTCGGCATAAGTCGCTCAACGTTCTGGCGCTGGCGTGATCTTCCAGAATTTCCGAAGCCGAAGAAAATCGGCATGCGTCAGATGCACTTCAGCCTTAGCGCTGTGAAACAGTTTCTGGCTGATGCGAATGTGCTTACGTCGGAGCGAAACGGCGCTAAAACCACCGAATCTCCCGCCCCAACTGTTGACCTAAGGGACTATTTGGCAGCCAAAGCACTGCCTGTCGCATGGGCTGCATTCAATGACGGCTACTTCGATGCAGGTGAGTGGGACAGCATCAACCGTAGCGTTGCTGAATGCGCCTACCAGATGGCCGACGCCATGCTCGCCGCCCGGGTGAAGCCATGAGCGGCTGGATCAAGTGCAGCGACAGGCTGCCGGAGCTTGATACCCCAGTATGGCTGCGCATGGCCGACGACATCATGATCGTCGGTGAGCGCTCATCAAGCACAGACGGCTGGATGTGGGCAGCCTGCTACGGCTTCTATTTCAACGCCAGCGGCGAGTGGGATGCCGTCGAAAGCGATGCCAGCGACGAGCATGATCCAACCCACTGGCAGCCCCTCCCTTCCCCACCCACCGAGTAACCCACCACCTGGAGGCGACAATGGGCGCACTTCGAGCAGCACAGTTTGAGTACGACAACCGGATGCCGCCGGCGGTGAGCGATGACGAAGTCGCCCAGGCTGAGTGGATTGAGCGGTGTGCCGCCGAGCTGGTCTCGGGCTACCGGGTCAGCTGGGGTTATCGCGGTGAGCGTGGCGAGTTCACGCAGGCCGACTTTGCCAGGGCGGTGCAGGATCACCTGAACAACCGCCAGATCGACGGCCTGGACCAACAGGACGCCTTCGGAAAGCTGGTCATGGCTGGAATGGGTACTGGCAGTAAGGGCTTCATCATGGAGTTATGCACCTACCTGCTTGGCGGGCCGAAGGCGCTCAAGGAGATAGCCGCCGGCCTGCTGCGCCCGGTAGCGGTCAAGGCCGTTGCCGCCGAACGCGACAAGGAGCGTGACATTCAGGAGTGCGGATTTTGAAGACTCCCGAGCAGATGCACGCACTGGCGATCGGCGAGGTGATGTCGCAGCTTCGTCAGCTGGCCAAGTCACCCACCCCTGTTCCGGACCAGACCTTTGTCCTAGGCATGATCGAGGGCTTCGAGAAGATCGGACTCTTCGACCTTCAGACCCTCACCAACATCCGCGACAAGGTCTTCGTCACCACCACTCAACGCGTTGAGCAACTGAGGGAATCAGCATGACCACAGCACCTGTCAAATCCCTGATTGACGAACAGCTTGAGCAGATCGAGCGCAGCTTGGCGATCATCGGCGTGGGTCTTCCCCGCGAACTCCCGGTGCAGAAGCTGCCGCCGGAGATCGTCGCGGCGCTCAAGGCCGGCCAGATCGCTGTGAGGCCTCGGCCATGACCATGATCTGCGGAAACTGCGGCCGTTACGGCATTCGCTGGATGGGGCCATTCAGTAATCTCACCCACACCGAATGCCCGCACTGCGGTGGGCAGAACTGCCAGCGCGAAGAAAGCCAAGAAGACGCCTGTCGCGAATGCGGCGCCATTGGCTGCAATGGCGAATGCGCAGGTGACGACATGATGGGGTGCTCCGGATGACCAGCTAACAGCGCGCCCGCCGCCTTGTGATTTGGCGCGGTTCTTTCTCCATGCTCTTCGCCTGCACCTTCTTCATGCTCGCCAGCGCACTGGCCGGCAGCATCACTTCCTGAACACACACCCGAGCCCGGCGGGCCCTTAGGGGATAACCGGACCTACCCGGAGCGTAAGCGGCGAGAGCGCGCAACCATCCACCGCAGCCAGGGCCTGGAGCGTACCTCCGTGCCTGGGTGACCTAGCGATTCCCTATTCCAACTGACGGCGCCGGCCTGGCGCGAGGTTTTCTAATGTCCGCAGTCATGAAACAGGCCGATCAGCATCCGGCCATGAGCGAAGATGCGCTCGTAGAAGTCCTAAGCGGCAGCCTGTATCCAGGCGCCCAACGCAATTCGGTAGTGATGGTCCTAGCCTACTGCAAGGCTGCCCAGCTTGATCCGATGCTCAAACCGGTGCACATCGTTCCGATCTGGAGCAAGGCAGCCGGAAAGATGGTGGACACCGTTATGCCGGGTGTCGGTCTCTACCGCATCCAGGCAGCACGTACTGGGCAATACGCCGGGATCAGCGAGCCTGAGTATGGACCAGCCGTGACCATGAATCTCGGCGGTGTGGAGGTCACGTTTCCAGAATGGTGTCGGATCACCGTAAGGCGGCAGATGACTGGCGGCCATGTTGCCGAATTCACCGCCAGCGAGCGATGGTTAGAAAACTACGCCACCGCGAAGAAGGACACCATGGCGCCTAACGCGATGTGGCTCAAACGTGCGTATGCACAGCTTGCCAAGTGCGCCGAGGCGCAAGCCCTGCGCAAGGCCTTCCCTGAGGTCGGATCAGCCCCTACGGCTGACGAGATGGAGGGCAAGGTGTTCGAAGATGGGCCGCGCGAGGTGAACACGCAGCGGCAGCCAGAACCTCATCCAGAGCCCACCGCACTAGACGACTACCCAGACGAAAAGCTTCAGGAAAACCTCCCCAAGTGGCGCGCCGCCGTAGAGGCTGGCCGGTCTTCACCGGACCACCTGATCGCCACTGTCAGCAGCAAATACACCCTGAGCGAGCAGCAGATCGAACAGATCAAGAACCTGGCGCCCATCGAAGGAGTATCCGAATGAAGATCCACAATGTAGCTCAGGGCAGCGCTGAATGGCACGCCCTCAGGGCCAAGTACTTCACTGCCTCCGAAGCGCCGGCAATGATGGGCGTCTCGAAGTATCAAACCCGCACTGAGCTGTTGCACCAGAAGAAGACGGGTATCGCTCAGGAGGTAACAGCGGCCCAGCAGGTTATCTTCGACCGCGGTCACGCAACTGAGGAGCTTGCCCGCCCTATCGTCGAGCGAATGATCGGCGAGGATCTCTTCCCGGTCGTGGGCACCGAAGACAATCTGCTGGCCTCCATGGACGGCATGACCTCGCTGGGCGATACGCTGTTCGAGCACAAGCTCTGGAATGAGTCGCTGATTGCTCAGGTGCGATCGGGCGAGCTTGAGCCTCATTACTACTGGCAGCTTGAGCAGCAGTTGCTGGTGACCGGCGCTGAGAAGGTGATCTTCGTGTGCTCCGACGGCACCGAGCAGAACTTCGTTTCTCTCGAATATTTCCCGGTACCTGGTCGCGCCGCTCAACTTGTTGAAGGCTGGACCCAGTTTGAACATGACCTCAGCAACTTCGAGCCAGCAGCACCAGCAGTAGAGGTAGTCGGCCAGAGCCCAGAGGCGCTTCCCGCCCTCCGTATCGAAGTAACTGGCCTGGTCACTGCCAGCAACCTGGAGCAGTTCAAAGCGCACTCGCTCGCGGTGTTCAGCAGCATCAACACCGATCTGCAGACGGACAAGCACTTCGCCGATGCCGAGAAGACGGTTAAATGGTGCGGCGAGGTTGAAGAGCGGCTGGCTGCCGCAAAACAGCACGCTCTCAGTCAGACCGAAACAATCGATGCCCTCTTCCGCGCAATCGACGAAATCAGCGCACAGGCCAGAGCTAAACGATTGGAGCTGGATAAGCTGGTCAAGGCGAGAAAGGTAGCAATTCGGGATGAGATCGTAATCGGCGCCGCAAAGGCTCTGCAGACACACATCGACAAGATCAACGAGTCGTTCGGCGGCAAGGTGCGCATGCCGCATGTAACAGCCGACTTCGCGGGCGCCATCAAGGGCAAGAAGACTATCACCAGCCTGCGCGACTCAGCGGACACTGAACTGGCCCGAGCCAAAATCGAAGCCAGTCAAATCGGCGATGGCATCCGAGCGAACCTCGAAAGTCTCCGCACTCTGGCAAAAGATCACGCCTTCCTGTTCAACGATGCGCAGCAGTTGGTGCTCAAGGACAATGATGACCTGGTAGCCCTAATCAAGGTCCGCATCAGCGATCACCAAAAGGCCGAAGAAGTAAAGGCCGAGCAGCAGCGTGAGCAGATCCGCCAAGAAGAACGCGAGCGAGCCGATCGAGAGGCTGCCGCCAAGCTGAATGCCCCGCAGACGACAAGCGCTGCTCCTGCGGCAGCTGAGCCGTCGCAAGCTCCCTCGAAGGTAGCGTCGCGAGCGGCTACCGATTCTACTACGAAGCCTCAGCTCTTCCAGGCGGAAGTCAGGGACTTCGAGGCGCTCGTCCAGGCTGTCGCTCGTGGCGAGGTTCATATCAGCGTTCTGACGGTCAACTGGCAGGCTCTCGACGCAATCGTGTCGGCCAAAGGCTCAGATTTCAGCGCTCCGGGGGTAACCCTGATTCAGGTGGCAGCATGAACCCATCAATCGACCTGGAGGCAGCAAAGGCTGCCTTCTTCGCATCTGGCGGTCAGCTTGTGGTGCTTGAGGGTTTCGAGTACGTGCCATTTCGGCAGCGCAAGCACCCCGAACCAAAGCCAAAGCGGCCCAAGCCAGTCAAGCAGGAGCGCGGCGGCGAGCGTAAAAGCCGCGCCAAGGCACGCACAGCTCAGGTAGAAGAGCTCGCCAAGACCATGACCTGTGGCGAGGTCGCAAAGCTCCTGGGCGAAACCAAGACCGCTCTCTGGGGCGTAGCGGCGCGGGGAGGATTCAGGTTCTTCAGCCCGCCGAAGCCGGCCAGACCTGAAAAGGTGAAGGCCGAGCCGAGTCAGGAAGATCGCGACCTCGCCGACAAGATCATAGCCCTGCGTGATTCCGGCATGTCCCGGTGGGGCGTGACACTGGAGCTAGGCATTGGAAACTGCAGATTCACCCGCATCCTCGCTGCGTTCGACATCGACTTCCCGCTCCAGCGGAATCGGGGGTAGGCCATGATAGCCACGATCTCCCAGCCTGTGCCCGCCGTGAAGTACGCGGCGGCCATGGCCAGATCCACTGGTCAGCCTTGGGGCGTATACCGAGGAAACAAGCGTCTACTGCTGGTTATGCCGTCTGGCTCTACGAAGAAAACGCCCATTGAGGTGTGCCACCCATGAGGCGGATCAACAACCTGGTCCGCCAGCGACGGCGGCAAGAACAGTTCCACCTGCCGCCCAGCGGCCTACAGGAGCATCGAAATGCAGAAAGCACCCTCTGGAGTGGTTACCCTGCCGGCCTGGATGAATCGGCCGGTGAAGAAGCTGTACAACACCCGCAGCGGCGGCCAGTACCGGCCTGATGATGTGGCCCTGGCCTTCGCCTTGAGCCTGCGTGAGCACGACAGCGCCGACCACCTGCGCAGGCTGGCCCGGCGCCTGGTCGACAAAGTCTGCCTGGAACACCAGCCGAACATGAAGCGCCTGGCCCGCGAGCCTGACGACGCCAAGGTGTTCGACGCCGCCCTCAAGATCATCAACCGGGTGTGCGATCTGCTCGATATCGGGCCGGGCGCCACCTTTGTTCGCAATGGAGGCGATGATGGCTCTGACGCAGCAGCAGCGTGACGAAAAGCGCAGGGCCAAAGCCGCCCGGTTGCAGGAAGAAGACCTGCGCTTGAAGGTTCGACCAGGGACTAAACAGGCCCTGCTGGAGCTGATGGAGTGGGCCGGGATCTAGGAACAGGGCGAGGCGATGACGCTGATGATTCATCACATCGAAGCGCTCGGGCATCACGCACTGTTCAGGATCGCGCGCCACGAAATCGAAGCTCACCGATCTGTGGCGCGGACTGAGCCGCTGCGGCTGTCAGCCAGGAAGCGAACCAGCCAGCACCTGCGCGCTATCTGCGGCTGGGTCGACGCCACCTACAGCCAAATGATCGAGGCGCTGATCCACGGTATCCACGCCCTTGGCCGGCTGCACGCGGCGAAGTTTCTCACCCCTCCGCGGCACGAGATCAGCATCTCGCCGCGCCTGGCCCTGGCCTTCGACCGGAAGAGCATGCTGATGATTCAGCAGGATCCGGGGGACGAAGTTGTCAGGCCTTGCGACAACTGCTAGGCCTTTGACGGAGCGTTGATTACACGGCTAGCCACGGCGACCAAGAGCTTATAGTCATATTCGTGCTGCTCGGAGTTGATCAGCTCTTCACCATTCACCGCAAGGATTGTTCCGTCCGCGGTAACCAGGAATCTGCCCAGTTCGATAGGCTTTCCAGTAATCAAATCTTGGATGCTGATCGCAGCTTCCAAAGCACCGTCCCCCTCAAGGCCTAGCGGCGCATACTGAATGCTGAATTTTTTTCCGAGGATGTCACCATCGATTCTGGACTCTTCCGGGATCGCAGTGATCTTGATTAGGCCGCCAAGATGCATCTGGCCTACTGACGCCCACGAATCCGCTAGGCCCAAGAGTCGCTTAGTAGCACCCCTTACATCAAAGCCTCTTACCCCTAATTTTTTCTTGAAAAAGTCTGCTTCTGCAGCGAAGTCATTGACATCCATTTTTTGTGCTCCATTAACCGGCCCCATGCCGGTCACCCGTATTACCCCATCCCAAACCAAATTGCCACCATGCCGCATCCGGCCACGGAGGGCGGCGCATGCGTTCAGGCAATGAGCTGCTGTCGAAGCAGATCAATCGATACATCGTGATTCTGTACGCTCACCTCAGCATTCCAGCCTTTGGTCGCGTTCCAGTAGGTACATGAGGCCTCCAAACCATCAGACCAGCACATCACGTCGCCCTGTTCAATGTGCGCAGGTGACCGCAGTCTGATGATCGTGTAGCTGCCCTGCTCCTCCACCCAGATTGCAACGCGATCGAGATTGATCTTTTCCACTACCCCGACGATCAGCACCTTGGTTCTCCCTTAGAACGCCGGTGCAGATCAAACACGATATGACATCAAATTGCCACCTCTTGTAACGATTACAGAAGGCGGCGCACGCATGGAGAAAGCCATGAGCCACTTCTTCTACAAAACCGAATCACCCAAGGTCCTGGCCGCGGTTCGCGCCTGGGACGAAAAGCGGGCGGCATGGAATGCGCAGCGCGACGAACTCGGCAAAGTGTTCGGCGGCCACGCATCACCGATGTACAGCGGCACACGCAACTTCGTTGGCGGTATCAAGCTCAGCGCCAGCGCCGACCTGGATGTGCATTGGCGGAGACCTGATGAACATGGCTACCGCGCGCTGCGTAGCTCGGCCAAGCATGCCAAAGGCATCCCCAAAGAAGCGCGTGCACTCGAAAAGGCCAATCACGAGCGGCTGCTGGAGCAGTGGAAGGAACACTGCCCGGCCGATATCGACAGCGACGAAATGTGGGCAGGCGTAGGTGTCGAGCGAGGGAACGTGTGGTTCTTCGGCGGGGTGTGCTTCGAGCACGACGGCGCCGTGTACCTGCAACTCGGCTCAGCTTCTTCCGCAGATCATGTCGAAGGCCTGGTCGAGGTGCTTGGTAGCGAATACCAGGCTGCTCGCCAAGGCGTCATGAGCGCGCGCAAAGCCGCCTGATCCTTCAGCGCTGCCCGCCAGCGCCTTCCCCTATTCAACGACAGGGTCGGCGCCCAGGCCTTTTCGGTAGCGCGCAATCGCGATGATCTGGCGCAGGCAGATGACCATGTCTTTCTTCATCTGGTCATCCGGCAGCCCGATCTTTTTCAGCATTGCCTGGGCTTCTTCCTCGATCGAGGCAAGAGCTTCTGTATCGCTTTTCAGTGTCATGGCGACCTCCACCAGGTCGAGCAATCCATGAAGTGATAGTCCACCAGAATCACGAGCGCCACGCGGCGCCTTCCCCTTATTCAACGATAACGATCACGCCCACCGGCGAGGACCGCCCATGTCTGCATTCCAGAAAAAGAACCTGCTCGACTTCAAAACCCAGTACGGCCTCGGCTTCGATCCGCAAGACGATGAAATCGTGGTGGACTTCTTCTGCGGTGGTGGCGGCGCCGGCACCGGCCTGGAAATGGGTCTGGGCCGGCCGGTGACCGTGGCCAAGAACCATAGCCCCGCAGCCATCAGCATGCACACCGCCAACCACCCTGCAGCGCGCCACTTCACCACCGATGTGTTTGACGGTGACCCGGATGAGGAATGCCAAGGCCGCCCAGTTGGCTGGTTCCACATGAGCCCAGACTGTACCCACCACAGCCAAGCTGCTGGCGGCCAGCCGCGAAAGCGCGAGATCCGCAACCTGTCTTGGATTGGACTGAAGTGGGCCGGCAAGAAGCGGCCGCGGGTCATCAGCCTGGAGAACGTGAAGCAGATCCTGCAGTGGGGTCCGCTGATCGCCAAGCGCGACAAGGCTACCGGGCGGGTGATGAAGCTGGACGGCACCGTGGCTGCCATCGGCGAATGCGTGCCGGTGCAGCAGCAGTTCCTGGTCCCCGACCCGAAACGTCGCGGCATCACCTGGTGCCGGTTCGTGCACTTGCTCGAAGGTATGGGCTACCAGGTTGAGTGGCGCGTCATCAAGGCTTGCGACTTCGGCGCACCCACCAGCCGCGAGCGCCTGTTCATGATCGCCCGCTGCGACGGCCAGCCCATCGTGTGGCCTGAGCCGACCCACGCCAAACACCCAGCCAAAGGCCAGCAGAAGTGGCGCACCGCCGCCGACTGCATCGACTGGAGCGTGCCGAGTAAGAGCATCTTCGGTCGCAAGAAGGAACTGGCAGCCGCAACGCTGCGGCGCGTGGCCAAGGGCATGAAGAAGTTCGTGCTGGACAATCCGCAGCCCTTCATCGTGCCGATCGCGAACTGGTCTGGTGAGCTTGCCCAGTCAGCCGCCGAGCCACTTCGCACGGTAACTTCCTGGCCGCGCGGGGGATCATTCGCAATGGCCAGCCCCGTCATCCTTCCCGCAACTCACCAGGGCGCCGACCGGGTGAACGACCCGGGCGAGCCGCTACCCACCGTCACTGCGGCCAACCGCGGGGAGCTGATGATGGCCAGCCCTGTGATGATCGGAGCAGGCGGCCCGGTATACGCTGGCAAGCCTGCGCCAGCCGATCAACCTATGGGCACGCTAATGACGCAGAACCATCGCGCCCTGGTCACCGCCTTCATTGAGCAAGCGAATGGCGGGTTCAACACCACGCCAGCCAAGGGCGCGGACGAGCCACTGACCACGGTCACCAACACCGGCAGCCAGCAGCGACTCGTGACCGCCAGCCTGGCCACGCTCCGGCGCAACTGCGTAGGCCGTCCCGTCGATGACCTGGTGCCGACAATGACCGCCGGCGCCGAGCACCATGCCTTGGTCGAGTACAAGCTCTCGCCAGAGCATGAGGAAGGTGCCCTGCGCGTGGCCGCGTTCCTGATCAGCTACTACGGAACGGAAAACATCAGCGCCTGCGACGCCCCAGCGCCGACGGTTACCACCAAGGACCGCCTAGGCCTGGTCACCGTTTTCGTGAAGGGCACCCCGTACGTCATCGTCGACATCTGCCTGCGCATGCTGCAGCCGCACGAGCTCTACCGCGCCCAAGGCTTCCCAGCCAGCTACATCATCGACAAGGGAGCCGACGGCAAGCCGTTCACCAAGACCGAACAGGTGCACATGTGCGGCAACAGCGTCAGCCCGCCGCCGATGGCTGCCTTAGCGCGAGCTAACAATCCTTGGAAGGTTGCGCAGTGCAACGCGGTAGCCGCATGAGGTCAGGAAGCACTCTCGCGTCTGTATGAATACAGAATGTTGTTGGCTCCATCTGGAACAACCCATTCATCACCATCCAGATAGATCTTGCCCACAAGCTCACTGCTCGCTGCGTACAGCCCATCATCAATGATCTGAAAACGCTGAATTCCCTCACTATCCACCACGGATCCGTCGCCTAGGATCGGACCGACAACTGGAGATCGCGGCCCCCGCCCCGCATAGAGCTTGTACCCACCCTTCTTGAACTCCTCAATCATTTCCACTCACTCCCATTGGCTAAAGCTTGAACTCTAGCTGATGCGAGAAAGGTATCCCCCATGCCCACAGAAAACCGATCCAGCAACACCGAAATGGTCAGCGTGCCGCCATACATTGGCCTGGAGCCGCTGGTTGGACGTTACTACCCTGCCCAATGCCGTCGTTGCGGTTGGGTTGGCAGCTCCGAAGAGTTGACCGAGGACGATGCGCAGTGCACGCGCGACGTTGGTGACCGCCTGTGCCTGGGCGACTGCGACGAACTTGAGCGCCATGATCTGCTGAATATCATCCAAGCCATGGCCCAAACAGCCCCGCAGCCCCACCCCGAGCCTATAGCCTGGATGTTTGGCACTGCCTTCTGGTGGACCAAAGAAGAGGCGGAGCGGGATGCGGCGGCGACTGGGATGCCCATGATTCCGGTTGGTCCGATGACCGGCGCAGGCGATATCGGGCTGGCCCGCGAGATGCTCCGCAGGGCCTTGCGCCGCGAGGATAAGTGGGCGTTTCTCTGCAGTGGCCGCAACAAACAAATCGCCGAGCTTCGCGCCAAGCTGGCTGAGCTGCCGGAGATGCTGATCTCCGCCATTGAGCGAGAGCAGGAACGCTGTTCGCAAGAAGACTACCTGATGGACTCCGACGATTGCATCAAGGTCATCCGCGAGGCCTTGGCCGACAGCGGTGTTCCGGTTCCGCCGGATCAACCCTACCAGGGTATCCCCGGAACATCTTTCCAGCGGCTGAACGCTTTGGCCAACCAGGGCGAATGACCGCAAGAGCACATTTGTACTCCAACCAGCTGTAACCCCTCTCCCCTCTATTCACTGCCGCGATATGGCGGCCAAGGCGAAGCTATGTCTCAAGCAAAGGAACGCCCGATCCTGTTCAGCGGGCCAATGGTGCGCGCCATCCTGGAAGGTGCAAAGACGGTCACCCGCCGGGTGATGAAAGTTCAGCCTGTCTTGAGGGATGGGTTCTGGCAGGTTTACGGTGCCGGCTGGGGCGAGGGAATGACCAGCATCCCGGCTGTGCAAGGACACAGTCTCTCAGCCAACTGCCCTTACGGCCGACCAGGCGAACGTCTCTGGGTGCGCGAGACTTTCAGCCGCTCTAATCCAGGCGGCGACGAAGGTGTGTATTTCTACAGGGCAGATGGGCGGTTCCCAGCAGCCATGGGCGGCGGGCGCTTCTACGGCGATGAGCGTTGGAAGCCGAGCATCCACATGCCACGTGCCGCTTCCCGCATTCTGTTGGAGATCACCAGCGTTCGGGTAGAGCTCCTACAGGCCATCACGGAGGCTCAGGCCGTGGCTGAGGGCTGCCAGGCACTGGAAGGCTGCAAGTGGCATACCTTCAAAGAGGCTGCCGCCGGCGTTCCAATGCACGACCATACCGCTCGGGATGCCTTCGAGGCGCTGTGGGAGAGCATCAACGGCGAAGAGTCTTGGTCATCCAACCCATGGGTCTGGGTCGTCGAGTTCAAGAGGGTCGAGCCATGCGCCTGAAGAAAGCCGAGCGCGAGCAGGTCCGCATGAAGTACGGCGGCCTCTGCGCCTACTGCGGCAATGCCCTGGGCGACCGCTGGCACGCCGACCACTTAGCTCCGGTGATTCGCCTGCCTGATGACCGGGTGGCCGAGCATCTGCAGAACCACAACCTGGCCAACATGATGCCGGCCTGCGTGCCCTGCAACCTGAGCAAGGCCCGCATGCAGCTGGAGGACTGGCGCCGCTGGCTCGCCGGCCACGTGAACAGCCTCAATCAGTACCACCCCATCTATCGCCTGGCCAAGACCTACGGCTTGATCGCCGAGACCGGCGCCGAGGTCGTGTTCCACTTTGAAAAGGTGAACCCATGAAGGCACGCATCGAGAAGAAACTCAGTAAGCGCTTGGTCGAGTTGTTGCCTTCGGTCTACCGCAAGGCCTGGCGTGATGAGGAGCCGACGGAACTGGCGTACGACCAGGGCTCAAGCGTGCGGCACGTTCTGAGCGTTGGCGGCGGCCTGGATTACTGGGGCGAAGGCCAGGACGCCTACACCGTCTGGGAGGACTGGCAGATGAACTGGTGCTGGCACGGGCCGTTCGAGGCCTACCCGAACGGCCATCGCTTTGAGGGATATCCCAACATTGAAGGGTTCCGCCCAACCACCATCAACCTGCTGAAGCTGGCTGCCCAATGCGAGCGGACCAGTAAGGAGTGGCCATGATACCCCGCCTCGCCCTCTGCCTCCTGCTGCTGGCCACCGGCGCCAGCGCAACCGAGAACGTCATCGACGTGCAGCACGACGGCCAGCGCGGCGTCACCTGCTACCTGCTCAACGGGGTCGGCATCAGCTGCATCCCCGACAGCCAGCTGCAGGCCGGCAACCAGCGCCAGCTCTCCCCGCACGAAACCCAACCCGAACCTACACCCGCACTGGCGCCTGGGCGCTGGATTGATGAGAGGTATCAGCTGTGATGGAAGCCAAAAAGATGCGCCAGCACCTGCTGGTCGACGAAAGCGCACTGCTCGACCTTGCAAGCAGCGCATGCCAGGAAGCCTTGGCGTTCGGGGTAAACGAACATGTGTTTGAGCGCCTGGCCAGAGCCGTGGAGTACAAGTGCCAGGGCGGCGCTACCGTTGCGGGCCTAGCTGTCTTGGCCGAGCGCAAGCGCCAGACCGAAGCGGAGGGTTGGACGGCGGAGCATGACGATCAGTACGGCAGCCTTGATCTGGTCGATGCCGCCACCTGCTATGCGATCGCGCCCCCGTGGCTGGATATCTGGGACGACGAAAAGCAGGCCATGAAAAAGTGGCAGCCAACTTGCCCGCCGTCCTGGCCATGGGCGCTCAGCTGGTGGAAGCCTCGCAGCAGAAGGGAGAACCTGATCCGAGCCGGCGCACTGATACTCGCCGAAATCGAGCGCATCGACCGCGCGGTTGCCAGGCGGGAGGCGCCATGACCGACATGATCGAAGTGAAGACGGCAGACCTGGTGGGCGAGGCACTTGGCTGGGCTGTAGGGAAGGCCGAAGGGCTGGACCTGTACCTGGAACCTCCCGGGTACAACGGCGTGCCCTGGCGGGTGTTTTCCCGGTACCGGGGCGAGGCCATCGAGCACATCAAGCGGTACAACCCGTGGGAGGACTGGGCGCTGGGCGGGCCCCTGGCTGTGAAATATCAGATCTCGCTCATCCCAGAAGCCCACGAAGGGCCCGACGGCACTGAGCTGTCGGAGCGCTGGCGGGCCAGTGTTTACTACAAGGCCGGTGAGCACTACGGAACGGACTATTGCGGCACGGCCCTGATTGCGGCGTGTCAGGCAGTGGTCGCAACTGAGTTCGGCGATATCGTCCAGGTGCCCAAGGAGCTGATCCCATGCCCAGCATGATCAAGGTTTCAACCTGCGACCTGGCCGGCAAGGCGTTGCTCTGGGCCGTCGAAATGGTCGACGGTCCGATCCCACAAGCCGCCGGCCAACTGCAACTGCCGCTCGGTGGTCAGGCCATCGACGACGCAACCGGCGAGCACCTGATCCAGAAGCATGGCATGTGGATCGAGCGCGGGTACAGCTGGCCCTGGCTGGCCTGCGTGTCGGGTCACCCTCTCGACCGCCAGCCCGGCGATACCCGGGCAGAAGCTGCAGCCCGCGCTGTCGTGCACCACGCCCGCGGCGAAACCATCAACGTGCCGAAGGAGCTATGCCAATGATCCTGCCCCTTATGTACATGGCCTACCTAATATGGAAGGCGCCACGATGAGCAAGAACTGCAACACCTGCAAATGGCTGGAGTGGGTAGACGGCGAGCACGAATCGGACACCGGATTCACCTGCAACAAGCGCCATAACCAGATGTGGGCCGCCGGCCGCGAGCAAGAACTGCACGCCAACCTTGACCGCTAGGAATACCGGTCCCGCTACAAACGCTGCTTCGAGCCAGAAGCCTAACCCCTCCCCATACAACTCAAGCCCGCCGACATGCGCGGGCGAGGATTCTGCATGCTCGAAAACATCGAGGTGATGCGCATCAAGCGCTTCGCCGCAAACACGGCTGGCCGCGATTTCGCGGTAGGCGATATTCACGGGCACTTCACCCGGCTGCAGGCTGCCCTCGACGCAGCTGGCTTTGATCCGGCAGTTGACCGGCTGTTCAGCGTGGGCGACTTGGTCGATCGAGGCCCCGAGTGCCGTGATGTACTCGGCTGGCTGGCCAAGCCATGGTTCCACCCGGTGCGCGGCAACCACGACGATTACGTCTGCCGGTTCGACACCTGCGACGTGGACAACTGGGTATACAACGGTGGCTCTTGGTTCGCTGGGCTGCCATGGGATGAACAGCGAGAGTTCGCTGCCCAGTTCCGCGAATTGCCGATCGCCATCGAGGTGGAAACACCGGGCGGCCTGGTCGGTGTTGTGCACGCTGACTGCCCATTCCCGTCTTGGGATCAGCTGCGGGCCGCGCTTGAAGCGCCGGAGACTGCCAAGCAGCTGAGGCTGACGCAGAACACCTGCATGTGGTCGCGCAGCCGAATTCAGGATGGCGACAAAGCGGTTGTAGAAGGCCTGCGCGCCCTTGTATGCGGCCACACCCCGCTGCGGCAGCCGGCCGTCCTGGGCAACGTCTACCACATCGACACTGCCGGCTGGATGGATGGCCATTTCACTCTGCTTGACCTGGCCACCCTCCAGTGCACACCACCTATTAACCCAAAGATCACTCACGACTGGGACTGAGCTAGGAGACCATCCATGAACCTGATCGACTGCTACGTCACGAAGATCCTCGGCGAGCCGTACCGCAAGTTCGGCTATTGGTGGCTATCCGTTGGGTACAAAGCCGGCGGACGGACCGGCAGGATAAAACTCATATTCCACACTGAAGACGCCGCCCGTGCAGTACAGGTCGGATACCACTTCACGGCCTGAGGAGGCGCGCAATGGTCCGATACAAGACCGTGGAACAATTCTCCCGCGAATCTGGCTACACACCTGACGCCATAAGGACCAAAATTCGCGACGGCAAATGGCCGAAGCACATGGTCTGGCGTAAAGCGCCTGACGGAAGAATCCTAATTGACGTTGAGGGGTATTACTCATGGGTAGAGATGGGGGAGGCGTCAGGCCCGCGTCTTCAAGTAGTATCGAAATCACATTCCAATACCAGGGCGTCCGGTGTCGGGAGCGGGTCCAACTCAAGCCCACCGCCGCTAACCTGAAAAAGGCGGAGCAGCACAAGTCGGCAATCGAGTACGCCATATCAAATGGCACATTCGATTACGCCGCCACATTCCCGCGTTCAAAGCGCGCCGCCCAGTTTGCCAGGGCCAGCTCAAACCAGAATGTCGGCGTCTATCTGGACGAATGGCTGGAGCGGAAAACGAAGACCTTCAAATCGAGCACCACGGCCCTATACCGGTCAATCATCAGATCGATACTTAAGCCAATGTTTGGGGATCTGTCGCTCGGAGAGCTCAACAAGAAGGTAATCAAGGATCAGTTGTCCGATTACCAGGTTTCGAATAGTAGGCTGACCACAGTTCAGACCTGCTTTCGGTCGGCGCTCAATGACGCAGTAGAAGACGAAATCATTGAGAGCAACCCGCTTTCGGGATGGGCATACAAGAATCGGGAGGAGATCAAGGAGGAGGATGACGTGGATCCGTTCACCCGGGAGGAGCAGGATGCTCTGCTCAGGGCGGCGCGTGGGGAGACGTGGGCTCAGCTGCAGTTCGCGTTCTGGACTGGTCTTCGTCCTAGTGAGCTAATCGCGCTGGAGTGGGGGGATATAGATTGGATCGCTGGGGAAATCCGAATTGTTCGGGCAAAGACCAGGGCGGCCAAGGTTCCCGAATCGACCAAAACCGCATCTAGCAGGAGAACGGTTAAGCTGCTTGGCCCTGCAAGAGAGGCGCTGCTCAAGCAAAAGGAACTGACCTTCCTGGCCGGAAAGCATGTGTTCCTGAACACCATCACTGGCGAACCATGGCGACATGCCGGCTACATCTACCGAGTGATTTGGATTCCAGCAATGAAAAAATCTGGCGTACGGTGGCGGCGCCCTTACCAGAGCCGACACACATACGCCTCGATGATGCTCAGCGCTGGCGAAAATCCGATGTGGGTTGCTCAGCAAATGGGCCACAAAGACTGGACCATGATCGCCAAGGTTTATGGTCGCTGGATGCCCTCCGCTGACGTGGGAGCCGGAGGGCGCGCAGAGGCTCTTTTTGCGAGTAATGCCAGCGTTATGACAACATCATCTCTAGACCCCGCGTTGTAA